AATAAATCAGCAATGGTTTGAGGCAGGTGTTACTCTTAAGATGGGGGCATCTCTTAAGGATTACATTAATGAGAAAGGTACATGGAAATTTTTATCTGAATATGCAGCATTCTTAAATGAGCATACAGCATGGTACCGTCCTATGTCACCAGACAAAGTCATGATGTGGCAACAGAAGATTGAGGTAAGAAAAGGAGATAGAAAAGCTGAAGTAGGTCTTAAAGGTACAATACAAGGTATGTCCTTTGAAAAAGATCCTACTAATGGTGTCGGTGGACCAGTTAAATATTTCTTTCATGAGGAAGCAGGGATTGCTCCTAAGATGGATACTACCTTTGGATATATCAAGCCTGCACTTAAATCAGGTATGATTACTACAGGTATGTTTATAGCTGCAGGATCTGTGGGTGACTTAGATCAGTGTGAGCCACTGAAAGAAATGATTCTTAATCCGGAGGCTAATGAGATATATGCAGTAGACACTAATCTTATAGATAAAGATGGTACTATTGGTATGTCAGGATTATTTATTCCTGAACAATGGTCTATGCCGCCTTATATAGATGACTATGGTAATTCACTTGTAGAAGAATCTTTAGAAGCCCTTGATAAGTATTTTGAGGAATGCAAAAAGAAGATGTCTCCAGAAACATATCAGCTTGAGGTATCTCAGCATCCAAGAAACATTGAGGAGGCATTTGCACATAGAAAAGTATCTATATTCCCTCAGCATCTTGTTAATGCTCAGTTAAGAAGAATAGAAGAAAAAGAATACTCATATGAATTCTTAGATATACGTAGAGATGCAGAAGGAAAAGTTACAGTAAAAGAAACTAATAAACTTCCTATATCAGAGTTTCCTATATCTAAGAAAACAGAAGATAAGACAGGAACATTAGTAGTATGGGAAAGACCTGTTAGTAATCCTGAATTTGCTGTAACATACTATGCATCTATTGACCCTGTCTCAGAAGGTAAGACAACTACCTCAGAATCACTATGTTCTATCTATGTAATGAAAGCTCCGGTTGAAGTAACAAAGGTTACTATGGGTGAGACTGAGACATTTATAGAGCAAGACAAAATAGTAGCGGCCTGGTGTGGTAGATTTGATGATATCAAAAAAACACATGAGAGACTAGAAATGATAATAGAATGGTATAATGCATGGACAGTAATAGAGAATAACATCTCTTTGTTTATTCAGTATATGATTTCTAGAAAGAAGCAAAAGTATTTAGTACCAAGAACACAGATTATGTTCTTAAAGGACCTAGGCGCTAATGCTAATGTATTCCAGGAATATGGTTGGAAAAATACAGGTGTATTGTTTAAGCAACATCTCTTAAGTTATGTTATAGAATATACAAGAGAGGAATTAGATGTAGCAACAAAAGAAGACGGTACTATTGTAAAGACAAACTATGGTATAGAACGTATTCCAGATCCAATGTTGCTTAAGGAAATGAAAGCATATCAGGAAGGACTCAATGTTGACCGCTTGGTATCCTTTGCAGCATTAGTAGCATTCATGCGTATTCAACAGGCTAACAGAGGTTACGCAAAAAGAATGGTTATGGATGATGCCTCTAAAAACTTGCAAAAGTCAGAAAATTTGTATAAATTAAATAACAGCCCTTTCCGTCATTTAGGTAAAGGGTCAAGAGGTGGTGGCCCAGGATTTAAAAGATCACCATTTAAAAACTTTAAATAAAAGCTATGCAGGTATATAACGCAATGCAGCTCAAAGGTGGAGCTAAAGTGAAACATAATAGAATGGGTAGTATCACCCAGCCACTTCAGTTTTTACCTAAAGCAGAAAAAGATCAAGAGTGGGCAGCATGGAACTTAGACTGGTTAGAATGGAATGGTCTTAAGCAAATCCGTAAAAATGCCCGTAGACTTATGAAGAACTATAAGCTTGCTAAAGGCATTATAGATAAGTCAGATTATATTATTGAAGAGGATAATGAGTATAGGGATATAGTAGAGACACTTACAAAAGAAGATTACTCAGCATTAGAGCTTAAATTCTATCCAATCATCCCAAATGTAATCAATGTTCTTGTAGCTGAGTTTGCTAAGAGATCAACTAAACTTACATACCGTGCAGTAGATGAGTTCTCCTATAATGAAATGATGGAGAAAAAACGTGCAGATGTTGAGGAAGTACTCATGGGTGATGCACAAATGAAAATCATTGCTGCATTACTTGAGCAAGGATTAGATCCTAACTCTCCTGAAGCACAACAAGAACTTGATCCAGCTAAACTTAAAACTCTACCTGAAGTAGAAATGTTCTATAAGAAAGATTATAGATCAATGATAGAACAGTGGGCTTCTCATCAACATAAAGTAGATGTTGAAAGATTTAAGATGGATGAACTAGAAGAGCGTGGTTTCCGTGACTCTCTAATTACTGACCGTGAGTTCTGGCATTTCCAAATGATGGAAGATGATTACAATGTAGAACTTTGGAATCCGGTATTATCATTCTATCATAAATCTCCAGACGCAAGATATATCTCTCAAGCTAACTGGGTAGGTAAAACAGATATGTTTACTGTAGCTGATGTTATTGACCGTTATGGATATCTAATGACTACAGAACAATTGGAGGCTTTAGAAGCCATCTATCCTATCAGATCTGCAGGTTATAATATTGGTGGACAGCAGAATGATGGTTCTTACTATGATGCTACTAAGACACATGAGTGGAACACTAACCTACCTTCTCTTGCATACCGTCAGTATACATCTATGGTATCAGGGAATATATTAGAAGGAGGAGATGTTATCTCACAGATACTTGCAGAAGGAGAAGATTACAATGTTGCCGGTACAGCATATTTACTCAGAGTAACTACAGCATACTGGAAGTCTCAACGTAAAGTAGGTCACTTAACTAAAATAGCAGATAATGGTGAAGTAACTACTGAAGTAGTAACTGAAGCTTACAGTATTACAGATAAACCAATATATGACACTAAGTTGTTTAAGAATAAAACAAAAGATAACTTAGTATATGGAGAACATATTGATTGGATTTGGATCAATGAAGTATGGGGTGGTATTAAGATTGGACCAAACATTCCATCATTCTGGGGTATGAACAACCCTGGAGGATTTACACCTATCTATATTGGTGTTGACAAAAATAAACTGGGTCCGCTTAAATTCCAGTTTAAAGGTGATGAATCACTTTATGGATGTAAACTTCCTGTAGAAGGAGCAGTATTCTCAGATAGAAATACTAAGTCAACAGCGCTTCTAGATTTGATGAAGCCTTATCAGATTGCATACAACATAGTAAATAATCAAATAGCAGATATACTAGTAGATGAATTAGGTACTGTTATTATGCTAGATCAAAACTCATTACCTCGTCACTCACTAGGAGAAGACTGGGGTAAAGGAAACTTGGCTAAAGCATATGTGGCAATGAAGAATTTCCAGATGCTTCCTCTAGATACATCTATCACAAATACAGAGAATGCATTAAACTTCCAGCACTTCCAGAAATTAGATCTGTCTCAGACAGAACGTCTCATGTCTAGGATTCAGCTTGCCAATTACTTTAAACAACAGGCGTATGAAGTAATTGGTGTGAATCCTCAGCGTATGGGTCAACAGTTATCACAACAAACTGCTACTGGAGTAGAGCAAGCTGTAAATGCATCATATGCACAAACAGAAGTATTCTTTATCCAGCACTGTGATTATCTAATGCCAAGAGTACATCAGATGCGTACAGATTTAGCACAATACTATCATGCTAAGAAGCCATCTTTAAGATTGCAATACATGAGTACAGCAGATGAGAATGTAAACTTCCAAATCAATGGAACAGACTTATTGATGAGAGATCTAAACATTTTCTGTAGCACAACTGCAAATCATAGAGCTATACTTGAGCAACTTAAAGCTATGTCACTTAATAATAATACTACAGGAGCTAGTATATATGACTTAGGTAGAGTAGTTCAATCTGATTCAATTGCTGAACTTAATTCAGTTCTTAAAGCTGCAGAAGATAAGTCAATGCAGATGAAGCAACAAGAGATGCAGCAACAACAGCAAATGCAACAAGAGCAACTTCAGTCTCAAGCTGAAAATCAAAAACTTAAACTTGATCATGATGCTATGGAGGCTGAGAAGAATAGACAACGTGATATTCTTGTGGCTGAAATACGTGCAGCAGGTATGGGCTCAATGGTTGACATTAATCAAAACATGCAGTCTGACTTTGTAGATGCTATGAGAGACATACGTCAAGAGGATCAGTATAAGTCTCAGATGGATTTAGAAAGACAGAAAGAAGCAAACAGAAATAATCTTGCTTCACAGAAAAATGACTTGGAAAGACAGAAGCTAGCAGTACAACAGGACATAGCTGATAAGCAATTACAAGTAGCAAGAGAGAATAAGAATAGATTTGATAAAGGAACAAATTCAGAAAAGAAAAAATAGTTTAGCTATATATTGCCAAAAAAGACTTTTCTATTTTAAATTTCTGAAGTTTATCTTATCAAAAATTCTTATATTGAATTAAGTAACATTAAAAACCAACAAATATGGAAGACACTAAGCCAACTAGTGATCAGACCCTTGATACTACAACGGTAGGTCAAGTAGATGTAAATTTGGATGAACTCTTTGGAACTCCGGGTGCAGAAAACATTATGCTCCCTGATAACAAAGAAGAAGAAAAAACAAAGTCAGTATTCTCTAATGAGAACCTGGTAGATGTAACGTTCATTGACAAGCCTGCTTCTGGTGAAACAGTAGCAAGCAAAGAAGAAGCTAAGCAAGAGGTTGAAGAGACAATTGCAGAGTTAAACAACTTGATCTCTCAAGAAGAAGATGCAGGTAACAAAGGAAGACCAAAAGTAGATAAGTCTGGTCTTGCTGAGTTAGCATCTAAAATGATTGAAGAAGGTTCTTTAGTTCCTTTTGATGATGACAAACCATTAGAGGAATATACAACAAAAGACTTCCGTGAATTATTTGAAGCAAACTTCCAAGAAAGAGAAAACAAGATTAGAGAAAATACTCCAAAAGAGTTTTTCCAAGCTTTGCCAGAAGAACTTCAAATTGCTGCTAAGTATGTAGCTGACGGTGGTCAAGATCTTAAAGGATTATTCAGAACTCTTGCTCATGTAGAAGAGATCATTGAATTAGATCCTACAGATGAATATGACCAAGAAGAAATTGCACGTCAGTATTTACATGCTACAAGATTTGGAACACCTGAAGAGATTGAAGCAGAGATTGAAGATTGGAAAGATCTTAACAAGCTAGGTCAGAAAGCTCAACAGTTCAAACCAAAGTTAGATGCAATGCAAGAACAAATCATTGCTAGACAACTTGCAGAACAAGAGGTTAAGAAAGATCAACAAGAAAAAGCAGCTAAGGCATATACTGATAATGTATATAACACTCTTGTAGCCGGAGAACTTGGAGGTATTAAGTTAGATAAGAAGACTCAGTCACTTTTGTACTCAGGTCTTGTACAACCTAACTATCCATCAATCTCTGGTAAGCCTACAAACTTACTTGGTCACTTACTTGAGAAGTATCAGTTTGTAGAACCAAACCACACTCTTATTGCTGAAGCACTTTGGCTTCTTGCTGATCCAGATGGGTACAAAGGAAGAGTAAGAGACATAGGTGGTAAACAAGCTACAGAAAAAGTAGTAAGACAATTGAAGACTGAAGAGCAAAGAAAGATTACTTCATCAGCTCAAGAAGAAGAAGATGAAAGACCTAGAAAATCTCAACAGAGAACAATACCTAGAAATCAAGGAAATATATTTAAACGATTTTAATTATAAACAAACAAACAAAAACAAACAAAAATGGCAACTCCAGTTTTAAACAATGGTATATTCCTGCGTGACACTGCGTATAACGCTAGTTCACATGTGGATTCTTACCACCTAAAAAACATGTTGAAGGATGCAGAACCAATGGACTTAGGTCCAGTAGACTTATGGGCTATGGCTCAGAAGGTTGAAATGCCCCTTTATCAGATGTCCTCTTTTGGAGGAAAGAATGTTATCATGGTTGACAATGCTCGTGGAGAGTACAAATGGCAGACTCCGGTTTCCATTGACCTTCCATACATTGTTGAGGACATTGAGGATCCTAACACGTTCCTTGGTGTAGATGGTACTACATTCAAAATTAAACTTAACAAGCGTGAGTTTGGACATGGTGATATCATCACTTATGACAAATACAACGGAGTTGAGATGTACATTACAGATGAGGATATTCTTAACATTGGAGATGGATTCATCTATACAGTACAACTTGTGAACAATGATAACTATAAATATCTTGATCACAAATATTTGGCTAATGGTACTAAAGTGTTCCGTAAAGGTTCTGCTAGAGGTGAGTATGGAGAGCGTTTCTCTGACATCATCACTAATGCTGGATTCCGTGAGTTCTACAACTTTGTAGGAGGAGCAGAAGCACACGTACATTATTCTATTTCTTCACGTGCTGATTTGATGATCAAAGGTGGAATGAATGCAGATGGTACAGTTCCTGTAACTGAGATCTGGAGATCATTTGACAAATCTATTGATCCATCTATCAACTCTTTGGAGGATATGGTTAAGGTTATGGGTAAAGACTCTGTCAAAAAAGCATTTGACAATGGAGATCTTTCACGTACATTCTTGACTAACATGGAAGCAGCTCACCTTTCTAAAGTTGCATCTGACATTGAGACTTACTTGATGTGGGGACAAGGAGGTAGAGTACGTCAAGACGGTCCAGATGATATCAGATTGTCTGTGGGTCTTTGGAAGCAGTTGGATAACTCATTCAAAAGAGTATACAACAAAAATAACTTTACACTTGATTTGTTCCGTGGAGAGATCTACAACTTCTTCAATGGTAAGGTTGAGTTCCAAGGTCCAGATCCAAAACGTTCTCTAGTAGTTCAAACTGGTATGGGTGGAATGCGTATGGTTAATGAAGCTATCAAGAGAGAAGCTATCTCTTCTGGTCTTCTTATCCAAGCTGCTGATATCGGTGCAATCACTGGTAAAGGTATGGACTTGAACTTTGGATTTGCTTACACTTCTTATGTTATCCCATTCTTGGCTAACGTTAAGTTTGTGTTGAACCCAGCATTTGACAACGTTCATACAAATGATATTGAGAACCCAATCATTGATGGTTTCCCATTGTCTTCTTACTCATTCATTATCTTTGATATCACTGATAATACAAATGATAACATCTACTTATTGAAGTTGTCTTGGGACAACCAATTGAAGTGGTGGTATCAGAATGGTACTATGGACTATATGGGCCGTACTCAAGGCTTCCAGTCTTCAGGACAATTCAATGGTTACCGTGTAATGATGTCTCAAACAATGCCAGCTATCTGGGTTAAAGACCCAACTAAAGTGTTGAAAATTGTTATGAGAAACCCAATCACTGGTGGATCATTCTAATATAAACAACCGGTAAAAAACAGGGAGGGGTTAACGCTCCTCCCTTTTTTACTATATTTAACCAACAATTAAAAACCAACAAAAAAATGGAAAATGTAACTTTTACAATGGTAGAGACGCGGGTAGCTAAGGTAACCCCAATTGCAGTCAAACCATATTTTGACAATTCAGTATCAAACATGGGACTAGAAGATTATGGTCTATCTTTATTTGACGGTGTGACTCACACTGAGCAACTGGCTTGTCTAGAAAAAAATGGAGTAGTTCAATACTTAACAGGACTAAATGAATTTGCTCCAGACATCAAACTTATGCAACCTGAAGACAGAGCAGCTAAGATTAAAGAAATTAGAACTGCTGTAGCTGAAATAGAAAAAGAACTAGCAGCAAATGTTCTTGATATTGAAAGCGCTACATTCTGGAATGAAGTTAAACTACTACGTCCTGATAACTCAGACTTCTGGAATAAGATATCATTATCTTGTGGTAATGAGCCAGTATTTTTAGATCCTAAAGATCCATTTGATAGAATTAAACTTTATGCTATTGAAGCAGGAGGTTTTTCTATTATAGCACGTAGCTATGATGAGGCTAGATCAAAAGCAGTACCACCTAAGTTTTACTTGGATAAACAACAAGAAACTGCTGGTGCTAGAACTGAGTACAAGAAAATCCGTAACAAAGCTCTTGCTGAGTTGCAGAAATTATTTGATAAAAACAGCACTAAGTTGTTCTACATTGCTAAGGCAGTGGATACAGCAAGTGTACAGTATAAGAAACATACCCCTAATGATGTAATCTATGACAATATGGATAGACACATCAATGGTGAAGGTACGGAAGGTAACAAAGAAAGAGCAGCTCAAGGCTTCCTTGATGCAGCAGCTTTAGACATGGAAACATTAAAAATTAAAGCAATTGTTAAAGATTCCGTATTTTTTAAGTATATTATAAGTAAGGCAGATGGATATATCTACCATGCTAAGTCAAACACTATGCTTGGAAGAAACCCATCTGACGTTGTTGAGTTCTTGAAAAACCCTCTAAATGAGGATGTTCTGAAGGATCTTAATAACAATGTTGAAAGGTTATGGAATTCTTAATTTGTATATAATGAAAACTACAGCAAAAAAATCTACAGGAAAAGTAGGTGGAGTGAAGGTTGGTCTTAATGGCAACCTACCGGTACAGAAGGTACCAAGTACAAAAGGTGTTATGCCAGGACTTAATGGCAAAGTATCTGTACAAACTAACCCTGGTGGTTGGGCAGGTGGAAGAGGAAATACAGCTCCTAAGACTGCTGAACCTAATAACTAATTATCATGCCTAAAGATGCATGCTATACAAAAGTAAAAGCGCAGTACGCTGTGTTTCCTTCAGCTAGAGCTTCTCAAGCTATTGCCAAATGCCGTAAAGGTTCAGGCACAGTTAGAAAGACTAAAGCAGGAAGTGATCTTAAAAGATGGCAAGCAGAGAAATGGCAAGATACAAAGTCTGGAAAAGCTTGTGGGGCTGGTGGTAAAAATGAATACTGCCGCCCTACAAAAAAGGTTTCTTCTAAGACACCAAAAACAAAATACCAACTTACTCCTTCTAAACTTGCTGCAAAGAAAGCTGAGAAGTCTAGAGTAGGTATGGGAAGAAAAGTAACTAAAGCATAAAATATATAGGTATGTCAAAGACAAGTTTAATAAAAGAGATTGGGTCAGCTATTGGTAAATCAGTAAAAGCTGGTATTAAAAGTAGCAAGCTTAAAAAGAATCCAAGGGTTCTTGCACAAAAAATGAATCCTAAACAACAAGGGGATGAATTAGAAAAAGCTGCTAGTGAAGCTAAGAAATTTAAAAGAAGAGTTGGTAGAAACCGTTTTGTTGCAGGTGTTGCAACTACGTATGCTGCAAATAAAGGTATTGAAGCTTATAAAGCATCACCTTATAAACTCAATGTAAGCATTGAAAAAAAGGAAAGTGCTTCTAAGGTATCTGCTGCACGTAAAGAGCAGGTGACTGCAAATAAGGCTAAAGTAAAAGCAGCTGGTCAACAAGCTAAAGCTACAACTAATAAAGAAAAGGTAGCGGCAAATGCAGCTAAGGTAGCAGCTAATAAGAAAATGGTTGCGGCAAATGCAGCTAAGGTAGCAGCTAATAAGAAAGTAGCTGCAAACACAGCACGTTATAAAAAGTAATAAGTCATGCCACATGGAATAGGACATTTACCCTCTACTATAATTAAGCAAGGTAAAGAAAAAGCTAAGAAAGAAGCTGCCAATAAAAAGAAGGTGGCTGAGAATGCTAAAAAAGTTGAAGCTAACAGAAAAAAGGTAGCAGAGAACAAAGCAAAGGTTAGGATTAATAAAGCTGATATAGAACTTGCTAAGTTTTATAAAAAAATACCAAAGAGTCAGACATATTTAAAATCTGGTGGTCCTGTAAAAAAAGCACAGATGGGTCAGTCTATGGATAGAGGTACTCTTGCTCCTGATTCAGGAATGAATGATGGTAGTTCTTCTACACCAGTAATGGCAAAAAAAGGTGGGTCTACAGGAGATAAAAAATGGATACAAAAAGCAATCAATCCCAAACATAAAGGATATTGTACTCCAATGACTAAACCAACTTGTACACCTAAGAGAAAAGCATTAGCTAAAACTCTTAAGGCAATGGCTAAAAAGAAGTAATCATGGCAGCACCTAAGAAAGTTAAAGTTACTGCCGGTGGTGAAAAACATGTAGTCTATAAGAAGACTATAAAAAAAGGTGAAGGAAAGGTTGGTCATATAATGGTCAACCACCCCACCAAAGATAAAGGTCAGTGGGATACAATAGATCTTACTGCAAAAGTAAAAGCAAAAACTGTTAAGCAGGGAGTAGCGGCAACAAAGAAATGGCATAAGGATAATCCTGATTACAAGTATAAAGGAAAAGGTAATGGCAAAAAGTAGAGCACAACAAGCAGCAATAGCTATCTCAATGAAGAAAGCTGGTAAGACTCCAAAGATGAAATCTGGTGGCTCTACTCCTGCATGGACGCGCAAGGAAGGTAAGAATCCTACAGGAGGACTTAATGCTAAAGGAGTAGCTAGCTATAGAGCAGCTAATCCAGGTAGTAAGTTACAGACTGCTGTTACTACTAAACCTTCTAAGCTTAAAGCTGGAAGTAAAGATGCTAAGAGACGTAAGAGTTTCTGTGCTAGGATGTCTGGAATGCCAGGCCCTATGAAAGATGAAAAAGGAAGACCAACAAGAAAGGCTCTTTCTTTAAGAAAATGGAATTGTTAATTTAATTATATAAAAGATGAGAAAGAATAAAACTCCCATTACGGTAAAAACAAAAAGAACATATAGTCAAAAGCCTGACCCTAGACCAAAACCTACAGTTATACCAAAACCTACTGGGCCTGTTGGGCCTGATTATGAAGGTCCTTATTCAATAAAGGGAACTGCTGGACCTGTAAGTGAAAAAGTCAGTAAGGTAAGAGACATAATCAATGGAACTTCATCACCTATACCATATCAAAAAAAAGGTGGTGCCATGAAAAAATTAGGATGTGCTCAATGTGGCAAAAGTATGTCAAAAGGAGGAGCAAAGAAAATGAACCTAGGTGGTTCTGCTATTAAAAAAGCACCTACATATATGTATGGTATGCCACAAGAAAACATGGGTCAGGCTGGCCAGTACGGTATAGCAAAAAAAGGTGGTATTAAGAAAAGTTTTCCTGATATGAGTGGAGATGGTAAAGTAACTGCAAAAGATATCTTAATGGCAAAAGGTGTAATCAAAAAACCTAAAGCTAAGTTTGGTGCTACTGTTAAAGTACAACGTTCTCCTAAAGCTGGTAAAGTTAGATCAGCAGGAGATCAAGGGTATGCTGCTATAGGTCAAAGAGAACCTGGAAGAGTAATTAAAAGAACTCTATCTAAAAAAGAAGATGGTGGACCAGTTACTAGTAGAAAACTTACTAGACTTGGGACTAAGATTGAAAAGAAAACCACAGCAGGAAAGACAGTAGGAAAAGGTCTTCAAAAAAGATATGACAAAGCTGTAGATAAAGTTATTGTTAAAGGAATGACTAAGAAAAAATAATTAAGTAATGGCTGGTATTGGTAGAGATCCTGAAAAGGATAAAGCAAAAGCTGAAAAGAAAAAGATGCGCAAAGCTGTAGTTAAAAGTGTTTTAGCTACAGCAAAGCAGTCTTTAAGTAAAGAGCATAGACAGGGTCAGAAAGAAGCAAGGCAAGAAAGACGTGCCATTGCTAAAGAGTTTGGTCTTAAGAAAGGTGGTAGTGTAAAAAATAAAAATAAAAATAAATAGTCATGGGAATAATAGGAAAAGCATTAGTTAGTCTTACTAAGTCAGCTAAAGCAATTAGAAAAGTTAAAAGTGCAGGTCGTAAAGCAATCATTGCAAACCGTACTCAAATGGGTGCACCTAAAGTAAAAAGTGCTTCAGGTAGAAGTTACCATAGTTATGGTGCAGAAATGGATGCTGCTCAGGGTGTTGCAAAACATGCTAGTAAAGTACGTAAAACTGCTAGAAAACTTGAAAGGATTAAAGCTGACAATAAATACAAAAAAGTTGATGAACAACTTAAACAAGCTAAAGAACAACTTAAAACTTTAGAGTCTAAGTATAAATCTAAGTCTACTTCTACTTCTACTTCTGCATCTGAAGCACCTAAAAAGAAAAGCTCAGCTCTTAAAACAATAGCTAAAGTTGCAGGTACTGCGGGAGGCGGAGGAGCAGCAGCGGTTGCTGCTTCAGCATATGCTAAAAAGAAAGCTGCTGATGCTAATAAAGCAAAAGTAAATGCTAATAAAGTAGCAGTTAATACAGCTAAGGTAAATGCTAATACCTTCAAAAATTATAAAAATGAAGAAAAGGTAGCTGAAAACAGAGCTAAAGTACAAGACAATGCTGTTAAAGTATACAGCAATGCTGCTAAGGTAAATGCATCTAAAGCTAGTAATGCTAGTTCTAATGCTCAAAAAGTTGCTGCTAATAAGGCTAAGGTGGAAGCAAACAAAAAGAAGGTTGCTGCTAACAAAGCAAAATATCAGTAATCATGGGAGGCAAGAAAAGTTCAAAACCAGGAGCAGTAAAGTATTTTAATAATCTTAAAGAAGAAGGTTATAAGAATGCTGGTAAAGCTATGAGTCAATTTAGAAAAATGATTCCTAGAACTCCAAAAAATAAATAACAGATGTTAAACAGTGTACTGTCCATAAAGATTAAACAACGCCTGAATAAGTTAGATAGCCAGGACTATGACAACATTGAATGTTGGCAGATAGTTGAGGCATTTAATAAAGCTCAAGTAGAATGGACAAGAAGACAGCTTCACGGGATTAACGCAGTTAGAGAAGGTGATGAAGAATCAAATAGGAGAAAAGATGATTTACAAGTTCTTCTTAATACACAACCTCTAAGTGTAAGCGACCAGCAAGTATTTTACACTGGAGCTATTCCGGCAAACTATTTACAATGGAAGCGTGTAGATGTTTATGCTAAAAAAGAATGCTGTGATAACAGACGTATGACAGTATATCTAGCAGAGGAAGCTAATGTAAATGTACTTCTGAGAGATAAATCAAAACAACCTAGTTTTGAATGGGCTGAGACTTTTGCTACTCTTAAGAATAACTTTGTCAATGTTTATACTAATAATGACTTTCAAATTGACTCAGCTGCATTAACATATTACAGACAACCAATAAAGATACAGATACAAGGTTGTGTAGATCCATATACCGGAGTTCAATCTACTACAGAAGTACAGTGTGAATTTAAAGATGATATAATAGAAGTAATAATAGATGAAGCAGTAAGTATACTAGCAGGAGATATTGAATCAGGAAATCAATTCTCAAGAGGTACAGAAACAGCTGAACGCAACAATTAATAATAATGGAAAACAATAGATTATTAAAAAGAAACCCAGAGCCAGTTAAAAAACTAAGTAGGCCAGAAGTAACTGTAAATCAACCAAAAGAAGAACCTGCTAAACCACAACCAACTCCTAATGCCGGTGTTGGTGGTAGCTCATTAGATACTATGGTATCAGCATGTGCTTCAGAACTTATGAATGCTAGAACAAGTTTTCATAAACTTCATTTAAAAGTTACAGGTACAGGATCTTATGCTGCGCATAAAGCTCTTAATGAATTGTATGATGCATTACCTGATCATGCTGATACACTAGTAGAAGGATATCAAGGAGCAGCAGAAAAACTACTTGCATATACAGAAGTTAATCCTAGAACATTAGATACAGTTGCAGATGGTGTAAGTTACCTAAGAGATATCTATGCGATGGTTAACAAACTACAAGGTATGTTACCTTATTCTGAAATTGTAAATAACCTTGATCTTGTAAAAGATTCAATTAACTCAACAAAATATAAATTACTTTTCTTAAAATAATTTGGAAGAGTAAAAAGATTTTACTATATTATAGTATATGTTTATTAACTAATAAAAAGAAAAATGGCTTATTTTAATCACGCTTTTCAAAAGACTTTCCTTGGAACTGATGGTTTCACTGGATTGAATGAAGGACAGCTTGGAACAACTGGTAACATTTTTGCTTCCGGTCAGTTTGGTTTTGTAGATCCAAAAACTTGGATTGTACAAGCTACTGATGCAGCACTTACAAACTGTTGCCCGCTTATCCTTGCTTCAGGATCAGTTTTGGCTAATGACAAAATTGGACCTTTCCACGGAGGTTACTTAGAATCTAATAAATCTAAAGTAATCAATCCTAAGTATGTTAACAAATTTTACCGTGTTGATCCATGTGAACCTACTCAAGCAGTATTGAACATTGGTTCTACACCTTATACTCAAGATGAAGGAACAGCAAATTGCTGCCCAGATTTCTTGTGTGGTGAAACATACTACCTACGTTTAGATGTTAAAGGTTCTCCAGCTCTACGTTTCTTGAACCACAATGCATACTTAACAGTTTCTGCTTACACAGGATGTTGTCCTGCTGGAGCTATTGCTCCAACACCAGTAGATTCTACATTAGTAATGATTGAGTGGGCTAAGCAGATTGTTGACTCTCCGCTTATCTCTCCATTTATCTTGCCAGTAGTTTCTGCAGCAGATGGTACAATCTACTATGCTCCAGGTACTCTAGATACATTTGGTAACCCAGCAGCTAATACTTGGGATGAGTATGTATCTCCAGGATTTGTAGAAGGTGACTGTGCAGGTTTGATCCTTTACGGAGCTTATGTTGATACTAAGTTTGGTAACTGTACATTCCAAATCTCTGACTTCTATGAAAAAGAGCCAGTGCGTCTTTATGCATCTGAAGTAGATTTGAATGGTGATCCTTGTGCATTCTCTGGAATTTGTATTGTTAATGAGTGTTTAGGAAGACAAGCAATGGGTCTTGGAGAATCAGTTGTACGTGACTTGATTCTTTCTGAGTCTTACCGTCAGAACTTCTTCCATTCAGATTTCCGTATCCGTGAGATTACTCAAGGGTATGATATCTTGAACTCAGTTAACCGTAATGCACTTTACACACGTTACTACTTGTTACACAGTGTTCCACGTTTCAACAACCCTTCTGGAACATTTGATAATGATCAATACTTACTTGAAGTTATTACTGATGGTCAGATTGTAGCATTTGAAACATTTGTAGAAACTTGGTTAGAGAACTGTTCTCAGTGTACAGGTCTTGAAGTTGAGTCATGTGTTACTGATTGTGAGCCGATTGTACCACCGGTACCAGCTCCACTACCGTAATTAATTATCACAACAAACTAAAAAGGGGAGAAGAGTTTCATACTCCTCTCCCTTTTTAATTATTATACTTATGGCAAATCATGTATTAAGTCTAGAGGTACCTACAGTAATGAATCCTTGTATTCTATCAATTAATGATACAAGTATTTATGCTGACATAGTACCTGTTACATGTGAGACACTTAATGTAACAGTACCTGGTTTCTCATATTCTAATCAAATAGATGTAACTGCTGAGTTCACTGAAATACTTACAGCATGTGATCTACAGTTACAAACAGTAAATTGTGGAGAAACTTATGTAAACTTACCTGATGGTATTTATATCATTAAGTATAGTGTATCTCCAAATGAGTTAGTTTATGTAGAGTATAATCATTTGAGAATTACTCAAGCTTTAGTCAGATGGAATAAAGCTATGTGTAATTTAGATTTGGCTGCATGTGAGCCTACTGCTAAAGTACAAGAGAGATTAGAAAGATTAAGAATAATCAGAATGTATTTAGATGCAGCAAAAGCTAAAGTAGAGTTTTGTCAAGAACCACAGAAAGGTATGACACTATATAACTATGCTATTAAGCTTTTAAATAAATTTGATTGTAAAACTTGTTAACTATCTAAAACCAACAGATATGGCACAATGTTCAAATTGTAAGGCATCACTTTCTTGTGGATGTCAAAAAAGAAAAGCTTCAGATGGAGCTGCAGTATGTAATAATTGCATATCAAGGTATGAAGCAGGAGTTAAAGGAATGAAAACTTCCAATAAAGAAGCCCAGCCAGTACGCAAAGATTACAAAGTACACAGAGGTAAATAACAAATATAATGGCAATACAGTATACAATATTAACTTTTACTCCTTGTGGTTTAAATGGTGCGTATTTTACAACCAACTTTGACCAGGCATTCTATGATGAAGTAATAGCAGGAGGTGGTGTTATTGCATTCTCTGCCCCATTACAACAAACCTGTTTTACTGTAGGTGTATCTACTGTAGCTGTATTACCTCCTTCATATACTATAGTAGATTGGAATGTACAAGGTTATGGAATTACTAGTAGTTGTAGCGTATGTAGAGCTGATTTATCTTCTGGAGTTAAACTAGTAGATTGTTCTAATCCAGCTAATACACTTTGTGTAACTAATAATATTGTTATTGGATCAATTGTTACAATAGTTGGTTTTCCAAATACATGCTGGATTGCAGAAGAACCAGAGGAATGCACTGAAATATATTTTGTAAACATAGTTCAGACATTTAATAGTTGTCCTGATTGTCAAGCAACATTGCCTGTAACAAACTATCAACTTACTGATTGTAATAATCCAGACTTAGTAGTATACACATCTACTGACTTGGCTGATTACGTTGGACAGATAGTAACTCTAGATGAATACGCAGATCAGTGTTTTTATGTTACAGTATTAGATACTGATATACCTTCTGATATATCTGTTACAGTAATTAATTCATTTGTAGATTGTACAGAGTGTCAAGCTCAACCATATTTACTTATAGACTGTGCAGGAATACTAGAAGACATAGTTACCTACACTGACTTATCAGCTAATGTAGGTGAAGTAATAGTAATAAGCACATGCCCTGATACTTGCTGGTCAGTAGAAGAAACTGATATAGTTGACTTTGATGGTAGTGTACAAGTAATAGCAGAGTATTTAACTTGCCCTACTTGTTTAGCAAATACAATACCTTCTACTTGTGTAACATTTACAAATACTACAAGTGAAGAAGAAAATTTTGATGTAATAACATATGAAGGTGTAGTTACTAAATATACTGTAGGTGCAAATTCTACTTTACCAAAGTCATGTCTTATTAGTTGGAATTTACCAGTAGGTATTGTAGCAACTGAGTATGGTAACTGTACAAACGGAGTATGTCCTACTCCAGCACCACAACCAAAAAGAAAAGTAACACCAGGATATAATACTCCTGCTTGTACGCCAGCATACTATGAGAATGTAGAATGTAACTTCTCTGAGTGGATGTACAAAGATGTATTAGAAAGACGCTATGGTATTTCTAGTTGTTGTGTAGAAGAGTTAATGAAATGGGAAATTAAACATGAGATGTTAATGCTTGATGCTTTAATTAATCCTGACTATGTGTGTCAACCAACTTCATCTTGTTGTAATCCACCAACTCCAGTAGGATGTACATCATGTGGATGTTCAAGTTGTAATTGTAATAATTAATTAGTATATTATATATATGAGACCTTTGAATTTAGATAACTCTCCTTGCACACCTACATCAAGTAATTGTGTAATATGGTCAGGACCAAATCTTGACTGTATAAAATTATGTACAGGAGATACAATATCAGATGTGGTTGCTAAGTTAGCAACTGAACTATGTGCTGTTCTAGATACTCTTAATGTGAGTAACTATGATCTTGCATGTTTAAATCTAAACACTTGTGCTCCATCTGATTTTGAGCAACTTATTCAATTGTTAATTGATAAAGTTTGTGCATTAGAAAATGCACCAGTAGACCCAACTAATCCCCCATCAACAGGATGTCCTACAGATTGTATAGTAGCAGTAGCAGATTGTTTAGGAGGAGGAACAGATACACTTATAAACTATGTACAGACTATAGCAAATAGAGTATGTAGTATTGTATCTGAGATTGCAGTTATTCAATCTTCTATAACTACAATTAATACAACTCTTGGAAGCTTACAAACACAGATTGATGATATCCCAACTTATACGCTTCCTGATATTACATTACCATGTGATATAAGCCCGTATCTAGCTGGTCAAGATGTAGCACTTGATACATTGTTTGAAGCATTTCTTGATGTCTGGTGTGCGTCATCAGGAAATCTTGGAGACATAACAAGTGTTCTAAATCCATCTTGTACACTTACAGGGAGTACATATTTTAATTCTGATATTGTTTCTCAACCAGGATGGATTAATCCGCCTGCAACACTAGCAGATGCAATTAGTAATATTTGGACAAGCATATGTTTTTTCTATGATTTTAACTATGCTCAAACCGTAGTAACAGGATCAGGAAGTATAACAGTAACATCATCATATGATGCTGTAACTAATACAACAACATATGATGTAAACTCAGCTGCATTTATGCCAGCAGGTGTAGTTGTTCCATGGGCTAGTCCTAATCCAACTCCTCCAATTGGATGGTTACTATGTGATGGGGATTATGTAACTCAAGCTGCCTATCCGGACTTATGGGCAGCAATTGGAACAACATACGGTAGTTTAGGCCCTGGCTCATTTAGATTACCAGTAATGGCAAATAGAATACCTGTTGGACTAGGAACTAATGCTGATGGTTATAACTTATCTGTTGTAAGTAATACAGGTGGGAATAGAGTTGAAACATTAAGTGATGCACAACTTCCACCACATACACATGATTTATCAGGCGGTACATTATCAGGTACAACAGGATCAGCGGGTACACACCGTCATGGTATTTGGGCAGATAATAATAACACTGCAGGATCAGGAGCAATAACATTAACTTCTGATACAGGTAGTGATTATGATACTACCCCTCAAACTGGAGCAGGTGGTAATGGTGCTTATATTGCAGATGCAGGAGCACATACTCACAGTTTATCAGGAACTTTATCTGGAACAACTGGAGATGGTTCACCAACACTTCAAGGCTTACCACATGGCAACATGCAACCATACATTGTAATGCAATATATTATAAAATATTAATCATGGCTTGTAATCATACAAATATAAATTGTGGATGTAAGGATAGTTTCCTTACAACTCCAGCACCATGTCCAACACCAGAAGGATGTCCAGATCCTCAACCATGCTCAGAAGTATTTGATGCTCAGTGTATAGTTTATACAGGAGATCCAATTATTTGTGATCAAGATACTGTAGTAGCAACTAATGATACTGTAGCAGATGCATTAAATCAAGTAGTGGATTATTTTTGTAATCCTGCTCCAGCTCAATGTTGTCCAACGTTTGCTGTTGATATTAGTTTTGATGAGCAAGCAGGAAGAGCACTAACTACTACACTTACAAATGGTACTGCACCATTTACATATGAATGGACAATTGAGCAAAACGCTTTTGCAGGATTTTCTATTGCTGGAGCAACTAATGGATCTTCAGTTAATCTTAATCTTACAGGAAACGTATATGATGGTTTTACTGCAGGAGAAATTGCTACTTGCCTATTTAAAGTAAAAGTAACTGATTCAGTTGGACAAATTGCTACAGCATATTACACTGCTGTTAGTATTTCTCCTGTTTAAAGATATGTCGCAGTTTGTTGGTTTCTGTGGCTAACAAGTGGAGACCCTGGGCAAATGAGCCCGGGGTTTTCTATTTTATGTATATTTGCTAAAGTGCATAATTTTTTGTATATTAAATAGTATGGTATGAGTAAAGAGTTTAAGTTACCAAATGTAAAGGCTCCAAGATTTAGACAGAAGGCTTACAGTGTTTTAAACAGGGATTTCTTTAAAGCTTTTAAAGAAAAGTTTGGCAAGTATAAAGATGTAACAGAAAGTGATATCAAAAAGATTGTCAAAAAGTTTAATGAAGTTCTTGCTGAAACTGTAATAGAAACAAGAGATGGTGTTCAATTACCAGAAGGATTAGGACACTTGTTTATTGGAAGCTGTCAATCTGTAAAAGGAAGAAACATTGATTATGGTAAGTCCTCAAAATATGGAGTAACTGTAAACAATAAAAACTGGGAGACAGATGGTAAACTTGCTAAGATATTTTACACATGCTCTGCAAGTAAATACAAATATACTTTTAGAGAATGCTGGAGTTTTACAGCATGTAGAAACTTTAAAAGAACTGTAGCTAAAACGTATCCGGAGAACTGGACAATATATGTTAGTATAGATGCAACAACTAAAATGAAGAAGGCCTATACTGCTCTAGTTCTACAAGGTATAAGAGATAGAAAACTACAGTCTAATTTAAAAGACTATAATGAGTTTGATTTATGACAACAATAGGTGAAGCAATATCAAGAGTAAGAACTGCACTTAAAGCTGTAAAGGAAGATCCATTTCTTACAGACAGAAGTATTTACTTTGCTATTATAAAATACGGTAAGACATTACTTAAAAGAGAAGACAATCAGAATAAACTAATGAAGATTAGTTCTCTCTTTACATATCTACAGTATGTTGAGTTAATTGATGTAGATAGGGTAGAAGCAGATTGTACAGGAGTATACTCAGAATGTTATTTCAAAAGAACCAAGGAAAAACTACCTAATGTATTTACAGGAGCTTTTGGTCCAGTATTCCGTACAGTATCTTCAATAGATGGTAGTATAAAAGTATTCCGTACTGAGCCCGGTACTTTTGCCTCAATGACAAAAACAACTACATTCAAATATAATAAAAGAGCATACTTCTGGTTTCACAATGGGTATCTCTATTTACCAAATGTAGAATGGGATGCTATTAAAATAGAAGCAATCTTTGAAGGATCAACTGGTGACTTCCAATGTAATCCTGAAGATCAATGTGTAGTAAAACAAGATCAGAACCTTACTCTACCAGAGTATTTATTTTCTGAGATTGAGCAATATGTAATTCAAGAACTTGCTACGTCAATTAAGATTCCAACAGATGGAGCTGATGATAGCCAAAATGCACTTAGATAATGGACTTTAATTACACTCTAAAATATAGAACCTTAGATCAACTTCTTGATGATGTAATGGTTGACTTTCAAGTTTATGCACTTGAGAATATGATTGATCCTCAGACACTTATCAAAGTAGCTAGAAGATGCAATTATGATTTAGGCTTAAGAATAAACCAGCAGAAGGAAGTATTGTTAGAAGTAGAACATGGTAAGGTAAAATTACCAGATGACTTCTATACATGGAACTTTGCATTTATCTGTGGAGAGTTTAATGTACATACAGGATATGATATTGGAGGAACTAATATACAAGAAGTACCTTATAGAGAAGTACCAAGTACTGTAGATCAATGTGCTCCTCCAACAGTTAACTGTTCAGTATGTAATGCTAATCCGTGTAATCATACTGCTGGATGTGAGTTAAATACATTACCAGGTAATTATATTCCTGATGCATATGATCCAAATAACCCTTATGGTGATACTTGTATACGCCCGCGCGTATTCATGAACTGTAAGGGAGAGAAGTATGAGTTAATACAAATTATGCCTACAGGACAGACAAGACAGTTCACTACTTTGCTTCCATTAAGAATGAAGCCAAGTCAGAATATAGAATGCGAGTGTCCTAACTTATACTTTAATACACCTAACCAAGGATGGATTAAGAATGGTTTTTTATTTACTACTCTAAACACATGTAAGGTGTATGTAAATTATCAAGGTGAGTTAGAAGATGATGAAGGAAATATTCTTGTACCGGATCACGCACTTCTTAATGAGTACTATGAGTATGCTCTTAAACAAAGAATACTTGAGAATCTTTATATGAATGGTGAGGATGTATCTAATAGAATACAACTTATAGAAGGAAGATACCGCACAGCAAGAAACCAGGCTCTAGGTTTAGTCAATACTCCAAACTTTGAGGAGATGAAGAAACTGTGGTGGGCTAACCGCAGAGCACAGTATGGAAAATATTATGATATGTTTAAGTCATATCCTATTGATCCAACTTACTTTAATTACTATACAGGAACAAGAGTAATCTAAGATGGCTAAGAATATTGATTTAGGAAAAACAGAAACTAATAGTTTTGTTAAAGGTCTTAATAAAGACTCTGATAGCTCCTTCATGACAGAAGGCATGTGGACGCATGCGCGAAATGTAGTTAATAATACTATTGAAGGTAACTTAGGAACATTGTCAGGAGAACCTGCAAACTATTTATGTGCTGTTGCTGGCTCTACACTTACAGGTGGTAGAAAGGTTATTGTAGGGGCTATTCATTTGTTTTCAGATAAATGGTTAATTTTTACTGCAGTACATAATGATATTCAACTTAATTCTATTAATTCTGAGATTGGATTATTTGAAGAAGACTTATGTAAGTATAGACCAATTGTACAAGACCCTTGCTTAAACTTTAATGAGTTAAATCTAATCTATGGTGCCTCAAGAGAAAAAGAAGATTGTTCTTGGGCATGTTATTGGAATGATGGTTTAAATCCTGATAGATATCTTAATGTTGGAGATCCTCAGACTTGGCCATCAGATGATTATATATGGATAGGTAATAATACTTATTCTAATGGTGTAAGCAATATACAATGGCCTGGAGTTCCGTGGATTCAATTGTGTACTGATTCACTAGGTTATACACAAACAGAACCAGATGTATGGGCTACAGGTCATCCTCAAGGATGTATTACATGTGAGAACACAACTAGTTTAGATTGTGATCAGATAAGACTTGCACGTTTAATGAAGACACCATGTTTACATGTTGCACCAGGTAAGTCTGGTGGAAGTCTTAGAAACGGATCTTACTTTGCTACAATAGCATATAGTATTAAAGGAGAAAAAGTAACAGACTGGTTTTCTCCAAGTAATGTTCAACCAATATGGTTTGAAAGTAATTTACAAGGTGCACTAGAAATAACTGTTGAAGCAGATAATGTAAGCTTTGATGAGTTTATACTTGTTGTTGTACAAACAATAAATCAAGGTACTGTAGCTAAAAGAATTGGTGTATATTCAACTAATACTCAAAAAATTTATTTAGATAATATTGCTGAGTCTTTGATAAGTGTTCCTATAGAACAACTACCAATACAAACTCCAGTATATGAAAAGTCTGATCAGATTGTTGAGGTAAATAACTATCTACTAAGAGTAGGTCCTACAGGTAAGTTTGATTTTAACTATCAGCCACTAGCAAATCTTATACAAGCTAAATGGGTATCTGTTGAATACAATCCTGATTATTATGTAAACGGTGGATATAAACCAAGTTACTTAAGAGATGAGGTCTACTCATTCTTTATACGTTGGGTATACAACACAGGAGATAAATCATCTTCATATCATATTCCAGGAAGACCACCAGTTGGAAATGAACTAGCAGTTGCTACAGGCGGTAATGTATTGTTTACAGATCCTACTGAACCAGAAAGAGTATTTGAAGTACAAAACACAGCTACACTAACTGTAGTATCTCCACCAGAAATACTTGAAGATGGAGGTAAGGTTATTGCGCGTGGTCAAATGGGTTATTGGGAATCTACTGAGTATTACCCAGATAACAAACCTGAAGTATGGAATAGTTCTACAAATAATGGAGCTCCTTGTTGGACAGCTGTTACTACAGATATTTATGACTTATGTGGTAAACCAATAAGACATCACAAGTTTCCAGATAACATAACTAGTAATAGTCAACTAACAAATCACTTTTATACAAATCCTGCAACAAAACAAACTACTATAAGATTATTAGGAGTTGAGTTTGATAATATTATTTGTCCAAAAGATAATGAAGGAAATGATATTAAAGGTATTGTAGGTTATGAAATACTAAGAGGATCAAGAGAAGGTAATAAGACTGTTATTGCAAAAGGTATGTTAAACAACCTGCGTCCATATAATATTAAAGGACCAGGTAATGCAAATAGAAAAGGTCTTTATCCTAACTATCCATTTAATACTATTGTGCCACTTAACCCAGCAAGTGGTGGTGACTTAAATACAGGTAACCAAGCAAATGATCCGTACATAGTAGTTACTGATAATGATGATGATAGAGTAAATGTTACCAAGAATGATATACCAACATTCATGAATACATTTCATTCACCGGATACAAACTTTAGAAATCCATATCTTGATACTGTAGAGCTTAAACTTTATGGAGTTTTATCTGGATTAAGTGAACAATACTTTATTGAACCTGACCAGCATCCAAAAAACAAACTTATCAGTAATAATGTTATTACTGTTATGATATTGGCTGGGGCATTAGAAGCATTGTTAAGTATTGGAGGTGATGTATCATTTACTGATTATGGCGGTTCATATAATAAAGTATATGGAATTCCTCAAACATGGGTACAAGGCGGTACAACAATTAATGCAATAAGTAATCAAGCATATAATGCAAATTTTAATGGATCACAAGCATTTATTGGATTGCCATTTTTAAATGCAACAAGTACTTACAATGCTGCATTAGCTGCATATTATAGTTCTTCAACAGGAATTGCTGATGCATTTACTAATTATACAGGGCTTGATGCAATATATAACACATATAGGAAAGCGGGTAATACATATACGGCACCTTCATATACAGTTACTAACTCAACAAGTAGACTGCTAGGTACTATAACTGCAATTACTCAAACTCTCTTTTATTTTAGTCAAGGTGCAGAACTTGCATTAAGAACAATATATGCAATCATACCTTATAGACAATATGCATTGCAGATGCTTGCTCATGGATACTATAGTGATTTTTCTGCTTTAGTGCAAACGCAGCTTTACAGATTTAAAATTGGTGATGAGCTTTATCTTAATGATAATGTACAAGATCTTAAGCCTTGGAACAATAATCTCTATAGAGTAAATAATCTTAAGAGACAAAGAACTGTATTGCTTAGAACAACAAGTGGTGCAGGTTTAGATACCGGACCATATTTTATTACTGGCAGTGGAAGTACTGGTTACTATGATCAATCATTATTAACTATTGGTACAGCACGTAATAATGGTTTAGGAAAAGTTGAGTTTGATGATACAAATAAAACTAGTGTATTTAATGCAAAAATAGCAAGTCACTATGGTGCTATCAAAGTAAGACTAAGAAATCAATATGGTCAACTAGATAGTATCAAGCAAGTACCTATTACACCTTGTGAACAAAAAATTAATTTAGCTACAATTAAGCCAAAGAAAACAGGAGCTACTTGTATACAAATTAAATGTGATGGTACACGCACAACAGTAAAAGTAGAACATAAGATTGTTAAAACTCCAGTTTTATTTAATGGTGATACATACGTTAATAGATATACTGAAAAGAATAATATGTTCTTCTTCAATGATTGGTTATATGGTCAACCTGATGGTTATGAGTATAATTATTTTATACGTCAGATGTTACCTGAACCAAGATTTTGGATGAATAGTCAGAGATATGAAACTACTGATCTATTTAGTCCAGACTTTAACCCTCCTCCTGGCACAGGATGGTTTCCAAGAGCATTTTATCAATTAGACAACAGTAGCTATAATTACTCTAATGATAATGAGGGTGACTATGCAGGATTATTTAATATGGGTATTAGAGAAGCATACTTTTATTTAGCTGCGTCTTCAGTTAGAGATTTCTTTGTTGAGAGTGAAGTACTTGTTGATTATAGAGAAGCTGGACCGGAGATATATCAAAAGTTCTATAACCCATATAGCTTTACAGATTTACCTGTAATGTTTAATATCAACCCTGATCAAATAACAAGAGGTAACTACTATGCTTATGATTACTCATTAAGTATTGGTAAGTTATATACTCAGTATTTTTCACAAGGTAACCTTCAGTCAAGATATTATGATCCACAAGTATCTAGTCTATGTTTCACATATAGACCAGATAGAATTATATATTCTTTACCTCAAGGATTTGAATCTGCAAAAGACTCTTGGTTTATTTATCTAGCTAATAACTATAAGGAGTTTAAAGATCAGATCTCCGGAGTTAAGAACTTTGCAAGGACGGGTATATTTATTACATTCAAGAACTCTAGTCCACAGTTGTTCCAGGGTGTTGATCAGTTACAAACTGAAGCCGGTGTTAAAGTTACTCTAGGTGATGGAGGTCTATTTGATCAAACACCACAGAGTGTGTCAATTGCAGATAACCCGTATGAGTATGGATCATGTCAAAGTAGAAACAGTGTAATTGCTACACCGGCAGGAATGTTCTACATATCTCAGAACCAAGGAAAGATATTTAAGTTTGGACAAGATCTAGATGAGATATCACAGCTTGGTCTTAAATGGTGGTTTGTATTGTATCTACCTTACAAGATAATTGAAGACTTTCCTAATTATCCGCATCTAGATAATCCAGTTGCAGGAGTTGGTTGTCAATCAATGTATAACAATAGAGATACTATAGCTTATTTCTGCAAGAAAGACTTTAAACTTAAAGATGAGTTTAAAGATAGAACTGTATATGATGAATGTAGAAATGTATTTATTGTTGATGGAACAGCACGCTTTAGATTAGGTGACCCATTAATATTCCATGATGCATCTTGGACTGTAAGCTTTGATCCTAAATCTAAGTTCTTTATATCATTCCATGACTGGCATCCGGATTTATTAATACCAAGTAAGAATACTTTCTTGAGTGTTAAAGATGATTCAATATGGGTACATAATGATGCTTGTACACAATTCTGTAATTTCTATGATACACCTGCAGTAATGGAAATAGAACTTCCTATTACAACGGGTCAAACAGTAACAACATTGAGAAGTGTAGAATATATATTAGAAGCTTATAGAAGATACGATTGTATTGATCAATTCCATATACTTGATCAAAACTTTGATCATGCGTTTATTTATAACTCAGAGCAAGTATCTGGGCATATGCATCTTAACATATTCCCTAAGAATAATATTACATTAGCTCAAGAGTATCCAATTATTAATCCGAACTCAATTAGTATTTTGTATTCTAAAGAGGAAAACAAGTATAGATTTAATCAATTCTGGGATATAACAAGAGACCGTGGTGAGTTTCCTGTAGGGTCAAATTATCCTCCAACAGGTCCTGTAATTCCAGGAACAACAATACTTGATGGACCAAGAGCTGATGAAAGAATTTGGATAACGCAACCAAATGGTTATATTAGAGACCTGAATCCAGCTAACTTAGACTACAATAAATCTGAATTACAACGCAAGAAGTTCAGACACTACCTTAACTATCTTGTACTTAGAAAGGATATTGTAGGTGATGTTGATATGATTTTGAAATTAACCAATGCTAAACAAGTTTATTCTCCAAGGTAATGTATAATAAGAAAGTACTCTCTGAAGCTACAAAGAACTTGAACAGTACTAAAGCTCCAGCAAAAAAGAAAGATAGAATTGTTAATAACAATAAGTTACTTCCATTTATATCTAATGAAGGTTATAAACAAGGACCTCCGCCAGCAGGAACGCATTATAGAATTCCAAGTAATACTATATATAACCCAACTGATCAGAATATAATTGCTGTTGGATCTGATGGAGAAAAAAGATTTGTTGCTGCAGGAGATACAAGAAACCATAGGTTTGGAGGATCAGAGTATGTAGATGAATTTCCTATGGCTGCATATGGTGGTGATATATCTATACCAGACTTGACTGATTATGAAGATGGTGGAGAGTATGATCTTAGTGATGAAGAAATTGCAGAGTTAAAAAAAGGTGGGTATGTTGTACAGGAACTACCAAGTATGCCAAAGAAAAAAGGATCAAAAGGATACTCAAGAAGTTTACAAGCAACAAATAAATTATTTACAAAAAATCCACTGCTTAAAAAGACTAAGTCTAAGAAAAGAAAAGTCTTTGATCCAGACTCTAAGTATTATGCAAATGGTGGTGACTTTAGTACTGATATAGATAAACGTAGACAAGTTCTCCGTGATTGGACATATGGAGAGTCTATTGGTATGTTACAAAAAGCACAGGTAGGATTAAATACAGGAACAAGAGTTTCTGAAGATGAAGTCAAAGGTTTACAAGAAGCTAAAACAAAAGAATTGTCATATGCAAAAACTGCAGCACAAAAAGCAGAAATAACTAAACGCTATGATAGATTATTACAAGAAGCAGGTTACAGACTTCAAGGAGCTAAGCAACAACAAAAAACTGCACCAAACCAAGTAGTTCAAAATATAAAGCAAACATCAGATAAGGCTAAAGCACAAAGGATAGCAAATCAAGAAAGAGCAGCTTTAAACAAAGCTACAGGAGCTGGACCAGGATCATCTACATATGTAACACCTAATAAAATTGATGTACCCGTAAGCTCTACACCACTAGAAGATAAAAAAGCAATAGAAGACTTTGTTGCTAATAAAGTAAATAGAGGAGTTGCAGCAGAAACACTTGGTAACAGGTATTTTGATCAGACAGGAGATACTGATATGAATCAAATGCTGTTAAATAAGATATACAGTGATCCTAATGCACTTGAAGATATTGAGGACGCTGAATACAGAATTTGGAAGAGAGGTGAAGAAAAAGCTTATCAAAATGCAAATTACTTTGATAGAGCTTTAAATGAACTTCAAGCATTTACAACAGATGCACCTGGTCAAATCATGAGAACTTTGGAAGGTAAAAGAAGTTTGATGGGTCAAGGTTATAGATCACTTAATCCAGAAGAATATGAGGATTCTAGATTCTATGATAGAGCATTAGGTTATGGTGTTGAAGGTGCGCTGCCTTGGCTTAATGATTATAATCCATTAAGATATGCTTCTAAAGCAGGTGTTGATTTTACAAAAGGTAACGTTGCTAGCGGAGCTGGAAATTTAGCATTAGCTATAGCATCAGGAACAGGGCTTGGTGCAGGAGCTCAAGGAGTTAATGCTCTTAGTAAAGCAAGTCTTCCATTCTTATCAAAGTATTCTGGAGCTACATATGGAAATTTAGCCAAAGCTTATTTTCCAGCTTCAGGTGCAGCAAGAGATCTAGGATTTGGAGGACCAGATGATCCAAGTTCATTACGTATAGTAGACAGAATGATTGCTGGAAAGACACCAGTAGGAGAAGGTTTACGTAACATAGGATTAAATATGTTAGACTATTCACCTATAGCACGTCTTTCAAAAACACCAGGAAAGATAATACCAAAAGTTCAACTAACTGAAATGGGAAAAGCAGGTTTACAAGGATTACAAGAAAAATCACAAGGTGTTGTAAACTTTCTTGATAAACCTAGATTTGCTTTAACAGCAAGTAAACCTACACTATCTAGACCATTACCAATTAGTATAAGCAAACCTGTGGCAGGACCTTTATTAAATAATCAAAGAAGTATTGGTAATGCAAGAAATTTTTCTGTTGCTGATGTATTAAGAAATGCAACTGTTCTAAGAACAGGAGTAGCTTTAAAAGATGCACCATCATTATCAAATGCCGTAGCTGCCGCTACAAGTGATAAACCTTGGGAACAAAAGTATGAGGATTTAAAAAATATTGGATATCAATATGGCAATGCAGGTTTAGGTTTAGCTCCAGTGTTTGGACCAGCAGGTAGAGCATTATATGCATCTAATCCTGCAGCAGCAGCATTTTTTGCTGATAATATAAGTAAACTTAATAAAGGTGATTATGAAGGTTTTAGAAGTATATTCCCAGCAGCAAGAATATTGACTGGAAGACAAGAAGGTGGTGATGTTTGGGAAGAGGAGATTGATGATGAAAGAAGAAGAGAATTAGAGGCACAAGGTTATATCATTGAAGATCTTGACTAAACTTATAAAGTTTACTGATTAACATAGATTTTACTATATTTATATTATATACCCTATCATGAAGAAAAGAGTAAGAATATATAAACCAACAAATAAGTTTGCAGCAGGAGGTCAGCAGTCTGCACAGTTTACTCCTGATCAGCTTACATCAATATACATGACGGCTCTTTCTGAGCCAGGTTCTTCTATTGAAGATGCTGAAAATGCACTTAGACAAATTGGTGTTGATGAAGATACAGTAACACTAATATCTAATAATACACAAGAGTTTGTAAATGATCAGCAGTATCTTAATGAGTCACTTACTACTGCAGATGAAGATGCGTATGCAGATATTACAGCTGATGAAGCTGCTATTGATTCTTCAGTTGCTGAAGAGCAATCTGCTTTAGAGCGTGCAGAAGAAGAAGCACGTAGTGATGCAATGCAACAAATGTATGCTGACTATAATGAACCTGACTATAGTGATGACACAGAGGCAGCTAGTCAAATTATAGAAAGAAATGGTGGTGTACCTTCTAAAAGAACATTTGTAAAAAATGTACTTAAGCAAGTAAAGAAACAAATGGGAGGTGACTCTCAACAATCAAGAGTAGATTCAACTGATCCAGACAATAAAAGAAAAGATGGGCTAGCTGCATTTACTACAGCTGTTGAAACGGATGGTTCTCTCAATCTTGCAAAACAAGATGCTGAAGAAATGTACAAAATGCTTACTACTCCAATTGGTGGTGATGAGTCATATTATCAAGAACAAGATATGGACTATGCACAGTTTGGAGGTATGCGTAGAGGTCAGATGAGAAGAATGAATAGGAGAATGAACCGTATGGTTGGTCAACTTCCTATTGGTTTTGCAGGTATGCCTGGTGGTCCAATGCTTCCTGGAGCATATGATTATACAGATTTAGTTGGAGCTTTTGGACAAGGTCAGATGCCTGCAGACGGTAGCTACTATAGAGGACCAAAGATGGCTAATATAGATGTACGTAGAACAGGTTTATTTGGTAGACCAAAAGAGTACTCAATTACATTTGCAGATGATGTAGTAAACAATCCTCAAACTGCTGAGAATACAATCAAGCAGGAAATTATAAACAAAGAAGAGGAGATAAAAGACGAAGTAAACGCTGCAGAAGAAGGAACTGTTGATCAAGGTGTAGAAGAAAAGAAACAAACTGAAGCAGAAGCTGCTGCACAAGCTGCAGCTGATGAAGTAGATGTAGATATCAATGATATCCAAGTTGTTTCTGGAAAAGGTTCTGGGTCAGGTAAATCTGGAAGTGGAGCAGCGTCATCTGGAGCAGGTGCAGGTACAGAAGAATATGCACCGTCTAAAGCTAGTCCATCATTTAAAGGTTTTTGGAAAGGATATGATCCATCATCAGTAAGATTTGCAGGACAAGATAAAAGCCGTGCTTATATACAAAGAGGTAATAAGTGGTTTGTATCTCCTAACTTTACTACTAAGGATAAAAAGAATGTACAATGGTATGAGGTTTCTGACCCTAACCGTGTAAAAAATATTGAGAGATCCACTAAGCCATCAATGGCACAACTTGCTCCAGGTTCAACTTATACAATGTCTGATGCTAATCCAGGCCCAATGGCAACAGGACGTTCTTCAGCACCTGTATATGGAAGTCAAGGTGTACCATTAAATCAATACATTACTTCAAAAGAATTTTTGAATAGTGTAGGTAATGATATTAAAGGAGCACTAAATCCTGAAAACCTAAGAGGCTTTGTGCAACCTACCAATATGAATGTTCCTGTATCTAGAACAGCTCCACGCCAAACAATTGGTTTAGGTGAAAAATTCCAAGGTGGAGGATTTACAGATCAAGATTCCGGTCTTTATAAGTTTCTGTATGGAGGTGATGACCAAGGTGACTTAACTGGTGATCCATATTTTGCATATGGTGGTTATTTACCAAAAGCACAACCAGGTATGATTACCATTTCAGATAATAATGGAAATACAAAATTGGTAAATCAACAAGATGCAGAAACTTGGAATGAAGCAAGAAGTGGCACACCAGATATTAGTTTAACTGATTTAAGTTTTGCAAGTGATAGACCAATAATTAATAGACAACCTATAAGAGATAACTTTAACCCACAACCTGGAGAACAAGGTTATATGGGATATGGTTATGGTCCTGCGTTTAGAACTAAGCAAAAAGGAATGCCTTATATGACCGGTAGTAACCAAACTTATACAGGTGCTCTAGATAATGCTAAACTAAAAAACATTGATGTTAAAAAGACAAAAGCCTTTGGTCCATATAAAGGAATGCCTAAAAAGTATACTGTTAACTATCAAGTAGAAAGAGACCCGCTAAGTAAAAGATTAAACTTTACTGATGCTGGTATGACGCTTGATGGAAGATCAATGGATCAAGTTGCACCAACACGTCAAGGTTTATTTAATAGATCTCAATCTTCTGGCATGTCAGGTAGAAGATCTGATACAGCAATTGATTCTCAGTTTGGTCCATTAGCATGGCTAGGTTCTAAACTTAGACCATTTGAATCAAAAGCTGATAAAGTTTCTGGTATGCCACATGATAAATGGGATGAGAATTACAAAAAGATTTATGGATACTATCCTGATGAAAGCCCTTATGCAACAACTCCGGATAGTACATTTGCATTTAATCAATCAACACCTGCTGTAGATACAGAGTTTCCAGAGATACAAAATGCTGGAACATTTAGTGACATGGCTGGATATAGTCTTCCTACAAGAGGCGCGCAAGCAATTCAAGGTAATGAAGATGAGTTAATACCACAGAGACCAGTAGAAAGTCCAATAGGTAGTTTACCTACTAGATCTGCGCAACCATTATTATTGCCGTCTCAAACAAGACTAGCTCCAGGACAAACTGGTCCTATGTATTATGACCAAGCTAGTGAAGAAGATGCAGCAGCACTTGCTCAACAACAAAGAGAACAAGATTTAAGAGGTAGTGGATTAGGTTTACTTGGTTTACCTACAGCACAAGATGAATATATGCAGCAAGTGGGTGATCAAGGTGCTTATGATTTACAACAAGCTGAGCTTCAAAGAATGATGGAGCAAAATCCAGATTTCTATGGTCAACAACAATATAATTGGGAACCGGGTCAAGAACTTCTTGGTAGCGCAAGTACTCCTGTTTTAACTCCACAAGAAGCAGCTGCACGTCAACAACAAGTTATTGCACAACAAAGAGCGGAAGCTCAACGTAGAGCAGCTGCACAGGCAAACACCACTCAGAGAAATTTAGGACAGAAGATTCAGGAATATGGAAATAAAACTGTTCCTACTAAGTCTAATAAACCTGTTGAACAAGAACAAGCAAAGCCTATTGTTTCAAAGAAAAATGTTGAACAAAATAATTCTTCTAATCTTACACCAACTGAAAAAGCTAAAGAACAAAATAGACAAGGTGCTGCTTGGAGAGAATTAATGGATCTCAAACAAAATGCAATGGGTGATGAGCCAGCTGTGTTTAAAGATACGTATAAAAACTACAAGATAGATCCGGCTATTGATAGATCAATGAGATTATTAAAAACATCTAAACAAAGATTAGACTATATAAAAAGTATTCAGAACAGAGATCTTAGAAATGCTTTATTATATAAGTATGCAAAAGATGGTGGTTACATGGCATACGGTGGTACTATGACAATGCCTAAAGCTTACACAGGATATGATAATGATCTTGATGAAGACACACCAGTAAACTATGATCCAAGGTTTAGAGCTCAACAAAGACAGTTTGATTTAGGTTCATCAGAGTTAGATAATCCTTTTGTTTATAGTGGACAAAATCAATTGACTAATGAGAAGTCTGGAGTAAAAATGGGAACAGAAGGAAGTTATGTAAATGAAGGTGTAGTACCTAAAGAAGATCTAACTGACTTCTCTCAAAGAAAAGAATATGATGATGTATCTGTAGATTATAATACTAAAGGTGATTGGGATGCTAATGCAGCAAAAAGAAGATTGCTTATGGATTGGACAAATGCTGCAGGAAATACAATTGCAGGATGGTTTGATTCTCCTAGACAAGATAAATCTTGGAGAAATGAAGATGCTCAAGCATCAATTGATAAAGGTTGGATTATTACTAACAGTGGATTAGAAACACCAGATATGGGTCAGAGACAATCTGTTAAGTATGGCGGTAACATCTATCAGCAGGGTGGTCCAGTATATGATAATGAGATTGGAGAGTATATGTGGATGACTCCTGAGATGATTCAGAAGTTTCTTGAGGATGGTGGTGAATTAGAATACGTATAATATGCAACAAGTAAGAATAAAGAAACTTCCTAATAGAGCTTTAGGAGGTGTAAAGACAGGACAGCAAACTTCTACAGGAGCTCTGTCTATTCAACCTACTGCAATGGGTGGTTCTGATATTGATCAGTACATTGGTGAGAAAGCTGTTGATACAAGAAAGACATTACAACCAGATCCAAGAGAAAAATCTAATGTAGAAGTTGAGAAAGGTGAAGTTGTTGCCGGTGACCTGAATGGTGATGGAATGATTGAAACCTATATTGCAGGAGGTAAACGTCATAGCCAAGGTGGTACACCACTTAATCTACCAGATGATACTTTTATCTTCAGTGATACTAAGTCAATGAAGATTAAGAATCCTGATATTCTTAAGAAGTTTGGTAAGACATCTGGATCATATACTCCTGCTGATCTTGCTAAGCAATATGATATAAATAAGTATAGAAAGATTTTACAAGATCCGGACTCTGATGCTGTTGATAGAAAGACAGCAGAGTTAATGATCCGTAACTATACAATGAAGCTTGGAGCTTTAGCAGTTGCACAAGAAGGTAAAAAAGGATTTCCTCAAGGTGTACCGCTTATTGCTCAACCTTTTATGCAATCAAATCAGATTACTGAAGAGCAGGTAATGCCTAAGTATAAACCAAGATTTGCTAAACAGGAACAAGAAACAACAGAAGAAGAAACAGCAGAACCACAAGAAGAAGTAGGATTGGATGAAAGCATGCCTACTCAAATGCCTAATGGTGAGCAAATTGCTATGTCACCTGAGATGTCAGGTGAAGCACCAATGGCGGCCTATGGTATGAACATGGGTGGTTACAGTATGCCATTCTATCAAGACTATGATACCCAAGATGAGTATGCAGAAGGCGGTCTAATAAAAGCTAAAGGAGGTGCTGAAGTTGAGCCGCCATATAAAATGAATGAAGCTTACACACCTAAAGGTGTTGTACGTCTTAATGCATTTAGAAAGAAATATGGTCTTCCGCAGCTTAAAGGATCAGTTACTAAAGCTGATATTCAAAAAGCTGCTGGTGAACTTCAAGCTAAGATTGCAGAAACTAATCCAGATCTATTGGTTGATTACATGACTACTAAGTCACATCAACCTAACAGAGAGTTATTAAAAGTTATTCCTACAGGATATCCTAAAACTACAGCCGGTGCAAAAGCTGCACTAGCTGATGGAAAACTTACTCCAGATAAAATTAAGACTGCATACAAAGATAATGAGTGGTGGTACCGTGCACTTGATACACAAGTTAAAGAGCTTTCTAAAGAAGAGTATGAGAAGAAGATGAAAGAACCTAATGCTATTAAGCAAGGTGATAAACTCTACTTTAATGAAGATCCTGCTAATCCTGAAATGTACACTGAGTATGTAATGAAGGATGCTGGTAAAAAAGCTGATGATAAAACTACAACTACTACAACTACTGATGAAGGAGATGATACTGATGTAGATCAAGACTATATAGATAATTATCAATATCCAAGAGAAACAAAAGCAAGCTGGATGGCTCCAGATGTTATGAATCTTGCCGGAGCATTTGGTGATAGAGCAAGTTTAAGAAAACAATATCCTTGGGCTCCAAGAGTTGATTTAGAAGAAGCACAACCAAGATACTTAGATGTAACTAGACCTGCTGCTGCTTTAGCAGAACAAGCAAATATTGCTCAACAGAACCTAGCTCAATTTACAGGATCTCCACAACTTACATCAGCAAGAGCTATGGGTATGCAAGGACAACTTGCTAAGAACGTAGTAGACCTGATGTCTTCATACAACAACCAAAACGTAGCTATTGCAAATCAATATGCACAAGCTAATGCTGGTATTAGAAATCAAGAAAGATTAAAGAATCAAGAGATTGCAACAAAACTCTATGATCAAACTAATCTAATGAATCAGCAATATGATAATTCTAAGCGTGCTGCCAATGCTAATATACGTCAAGCAATGGCTACAGGTTGGAAGAATGCATCTGACCTAGCAATGGTAAACGCTATGTCTGAGCAGTATGATATTGATCCTGCAACAGGTACTGTTATATTCCAAGGAGGTAAAGATAATACACCGGAAAGAACTCAAACATTTAATGATTTGCTTAATGATTATATTGAAGCAGGTTTTGATCCTAAAGATGCAATTGTTGCAGCTAAAGAAGCAATGAAAGGATCTACTTCTTCATCTGGTATTGATTATCAAGCTTTACTAGACAATATGCAGTATAGCAAAGATGGGGGTGGTATTTATGTAATGGGAGCAAATGTATTCCCATTCATGTTCTACTAAACTTTATATGTTTAGTAAACTTATTTGATTTTGGTATTTTTACAATATAGATAAATTAAGATATGGCAACGTATTTACAAGGTGTCACAGATTACATTCCGCAGTTTCAACCATTTCAGCCTGACCTGAACTTATATGCTAATGTACTTCAGACAAAACAGACTCAATATGATACTGCATGGAAATCAATAAATAAAGTATATGGTCAATATTTTTATTCTGATCTTACAAGAGATGATAATATTCAACGTAAAGATGAGTTATTAAAAAACATTGACTTTAACTTAAAAAGAGTTTCCGGTCTTGACTTATCCCTTAGTCAAAATATAGATCAAGCTACACAGGTGTTTAAACCTTTTTATGAGGATAAAAACCTTATGAAAGATATGGCTTGGACTAAAACTTATAATGCACAAAAAAGTAGAGCTGAAGGTTTAAAGAATGCATTTGATGAGAAAAGAAGATCTGAATACTGGGAGACTGGTGTTAGAGCTATGGACTACATGCGTGATGAATTTAAAGAAGCATCTGCTGATGAGGCATTAGGATTTGGGAATGTAAGCTATACTCCTTACGTCAATACAATGAAGAAGGCACAGGAGTTAGCAAAGGATGCAGGACTGTCTGTAGAAAAAGTTGACTTCAGTCCTGATGGTAGATATATTATTAAGACTAAGAATGGTGATGAGTTAATTGAACCACTTAGTAAATTGTTTGAAGCCAGTCTAGGGTCTGATCCAACAGTACAAGCAATATATCAAACACAAGCATATGTAAACCGTAAGGATTATGCTTACTCTAATGCTGCTCAATTTGGTGGAGATAAGAATGCAGCAGAGATGAAGTATCTTGAGAACAGCTTTAACTTACTTAAGCAAGAGCAAGTTCAGAGATATGAAAACTTAAAAGATTCATCAACTACATATGAAGGTAGAATAAAAGATGTTCAGGCACAAATAGACAAGGGTAGTAAAGACCCTAAGCTAAAAGCATATCTTGATAATCTTACACAAGCAAAAGAGATTAATGATTCTGTACTAGAAAGAGTACAGAAAGATGTAGATGCATTATCTGAAAAGTCTAGTACGCTTACAACATCTACAGGCTTTCAAAACCCTTATGGAGATGTTAAGTCACTGCGTTGGAAAGTTGACAACGGTATGGCTTCAAAACTTATGCAGAAAGATCTAGATGAAGCTGCGCAGATTTTTGCTTACAAAGATGCTGAAGTAGATATTGAAGCTGATGTATATGCAGTAAATGAGCAGAAGCATGCTTTCTCTATGCAAGAAGTTGCAGCTAGAAATGCAGGTCTTGCTAATGCAGCTAGAATCCGTAATGCTGGTGAGCGTAAGAATATGCTTGACAAAGCACTTATTGACAGTGGTATTGGTACTATAGATCTTAACACAGGAAAAGTAGTTGTTAATGAAGGTTACCAAAATACATTTGTTGATACAGAGAATGATGGTAACGTGACAGATAAAGTAAGTATGAAAGTACTTAGTGATGCAATTGCTAAAAGACAAACAGGTCAATATGCAGTTCCATATCTTAATCAGTCATTAGCACTTCTTCAAAAACTAAAAGAGACTGGAGTTATTTCAGATAAAGAAATCAGTAAGATTCTTTCTCATAATGGAAAACAAACTAACTGGAATGAGTTTAATAAAAAGCTTCAGTCTGATCCATATAAATTCTTAAGAGGAGATATAGGAAGTAAAGAACTTATTGGTATTAATAAGAGACTTAATTGGTGGGTTAGAAATAATAATAAAGTTAGTGCTATTGCTAAAGGTATTCCAGGTTATGCTGAAGCATCATCTCAATTTAATGATTATGCTAAATACTTAGATCAGGATACTAAGTGGAGAAAAGATAGTTCTAAAATTGTAGAACAGCATTTAGCATATACACTAGATGATAATATGAAAGGATACGCTAAGTATCTATATGATGAGAACGGTAGACTCCGTAGTAAAGCTGAATTTAATTCATTGTTTAATAACAGCGGCAAGATGAAAGGTGGTGAAGGTGGTGGAAAAACTAGAGCTATGGCTAGAGGAGCTTCTACTGTATTAGGACCAGCTGCTAATCTTGTTGGCTCTGCATATAATTGGATGACAGGTGCTGATAAATCAGATGTATATGATGAACTTGTTAAAGCTGCAGGTACCGCATACTCATCAGGTAAAATTAAAAAAGCTCCTCCAGGAATTGCATCAATTGGTGAAATGTCTGGAACAGGTTTATTTACAGCAGGTAGACAATCTATCCTTGTATCACCAAAAGGTATGGGTACAAAAGGACATGCATACTTCCATGAGTTTGTAGGTGACTATAGAAAGATGGACTTTGGTGATCCTACAAAGCATCAGATTACTTTCTTAGGAACAAATGCAAATGCATTAAAAGCAGAGTCACTACGTAATAAAACAGGTAAGGCTCTTGTTGATGCTATTGTTATGGAGATGAATAACTCTAAGAGTAAGTTTAAAAACTTTAAGATGAGTGCTCAATCTATAGTAGGTAATAATGCAAATAAAGGTGCAATGATTTTGAGACCAGATGCTGAATGGCTAGGTGGGCAAGTTTATAAGACAGATAAAGATGGTAATAAAACTGGTTCAGGTATAATTAGTCAAGCACAGTATGATGCTATCATGCAAAATGGTGTATCTATTGTATCTAATAATAATAACTTTAGTAATGGTTTATTCCAATCTTCATATATGGATCCACTTCAATCTATTGTAGATTATGATGGAATATATGAATACCGTGACCCATATGGAAACCTTACAGGTACAATTACCAAAAACCAAACTGGTACTGGAGATTATAACATTAAGACAAGCTACAACATTTTAGATCATGAGACTGGTCAATATATGAATGATATTAGATATGAGAATACTCTAACATCAGGTAATAACCTTTCTCAAAGAAAATATGACTGGTTAAATATGTCAGAACAAGTTAGACTATACAACAATGGCGGATACTAATGAATCATTTAGCCCACTTGACTCACTTGGGCCAGCTTACGGAAAGATAAACCAACCCTCTCTTGATGAGCAGGGTTTATCTGCTTTTGAGGGAGACAGGATTACAAGACCTGAAATTAATTTCCCTGATAGAGGTACAAACTTTATTCCTATTATACCTAGTGCAGGTCAATTAGATAATCAGCAAACTACTGTACGTAAAGACATAGTTGGTAAACCAGGAGCTAAAGCAAATCCTTCAAAGTTATCTGCAAAAGATTTTTCAAAAGCAATAGGTGATTTTTACTCAGCTAAAGCTGCAGCTAATCAAGACAAGAATGAATATGCAAGAATATATTCTTATGATGCTGGACCAGACGGTGGGTCATTCTATAAGAGATATTCTAAGATGGGAGATGAGACCTTTAATAAATTAGGCTTTCACCCTTTCCGTGATAATGAATCTATTTATAATGCAGGTACATCAGGTTGGGCAGATGCTAAAAGAATGATGGTTCATTCATTCTGGCCAATGTTTACACAAGCATTTAAGTCAGCTCCACAGAGTTTAGGTAAAATGCTTCAAGGAGATTTCAGTCCTGATAAAGAGGCTGCAATGATGAGCGCTGAGCAATCAGCTATTGGTTACTCCTCAAGAGGTGGTGTAGGTGCATGGTTAAATAATACAGGAATGGCATTTGCTTATACAGCAGGTGTTATTACTGAAGCTTTGGCTGAAGAAGCTGCGGCTGCTGCATTTACAGTAGCTACTGCTGGGGGTGGTGCCCCAGCTTTATTTGCTACTACAGCAAACAACGCTAGAAAAATACCAAGCATTCTAAGAGGTTTAAACACTGCTGAAAATGCTATTGATGGTATGAAAGCTATGAATGCTACACTAAATGGATTAAAGTCTGTTAGTGGTGCAAGAAGCTTTTGGAATGCAGCTAGAGTAGAAAAGACTGTGAGTAGTAATACCTTTAAGTTCTTTAATCCTCTTTCTAACCTTACAGAAGCAGGAATTAAAATTGCTAAGAATGAGGATAATCTTACAGGACTAGCAAGAGCATATGATGCAACTAAGAAAACATTTGGTGGATTTTACGGTGATGTAAGAGCAGTTAACATGGCATTGTCAGAAGCTAGACTAGAAGGTGGTATGGCTGAGAATGACACATATAATAAACTCTATGATGATTATTATAGAGATGAGCAAGAAGCACCAGATAATAAGACTCAAGAAAGAATGATGCTTCAAGCTAAAGAAGCAGGTATGACTGATTTAATATGGAACACTGGTCTTATATATGCATCAAATAAACTTGTACTTCCTAACCTTGTTAACCGTAGAGGAGGTATAGCAAACTTTCTTAAATCCAAAACTGAGGATTTACTAAATCTTGATGGAGGTGATATTCTTAAAATAAATAAGAAGACAACTCTTAAAACAGGTAAGACTGTTAATACATCAAAGCTTGAATGGAGAGAAAAGAATCTTTGGAATACTGTAAAAGGTTTTGCTCAAAGACCATTAAGTAAATCTATTCCTGCTGGTGCTGCATACTTTAAAGCAAATATAGGTGAAGCATTACAAGAGAATTTACAGGAAGTTATTTCTGATGCTACAAAGAATTATTACATTGATTCATATAGTAATCCCAATGTAGCAACACATCAGTATGCTAGAGGTCTAGTTAAGAATGCTGTTAAAGATCAGTTCTCAGCTAGAGGTTTGGAAACTTTTGCTTCTGGTTTTACTATGGGTATGTTTGCTTCTCCATTAAACGCATTACCACAAGCATTTTCTATTGGTTATAATAGAATCTTTGATAATGATGCTTACACTAAATATAAAATGGCCAGAACAAAATATGGTCAGCAAATGGTTAATACTTTATCTAGTGTAGATCTAAAAGACTTCTTTGATAATAACTTAAAGAACTATGGTGTTCAAGCTTCTGCAACAGACCTTAAAGTAACTGCTTCTGAAAAGGTAGCAAGAGATGCATCTGATGCAGCATTCATTTCTCAAATGCAAGTTATACTTGATAAGGGAATGATGGATTACTACACAGACCAATTAAAAGGTTTACAACAGCTTACTGCTGAAGAGTTTGAAGAGATGGTTCCTGGAATTCCTGCAGGTAAAGGTCAAGAGTATCTTGATAAACTACCTGAAGTAATTGATAGGGCTCAGAAAATGGAGAAGAAGTTTAATGATATAAACGATAGATTTCCAAATCCAGTTAACATAAGTAACTATAAAAAAGGAGACCCAGACTATGAAGATGCTTCATTGACATATCATGCATGGGAAGAAGCAAAGAGAAATGCTATATTCTTTAATGAGTCTTTTGATAACACTACTAAACGTATGTCTAGTATTATTAATGATGTAACAAGCTCAGGCTTGCTTAAAAAAGCATCATTCAATGATATGAAAGTATTGTTTGATCAAGCTCTTTTATCTAATGAAGCTGAGATATTAAAAACTGAAGTTGATACACTTGAGTCAACTAAAGCTGATCCAAAAGAGTTAGCTAAAAAGAAAAGAAGACTTGAGGTATTAAAAAAACTAGATGATGGTATCACCAGCTTTAAGAGATACTATGTTGACAGAAGTGAAATAGCACAAAGAATTATTAATGATAACAAAGATGCTTCAGAAGAAGAAGTTCTTAAGATGATTGATAATGAATTGGGTATCCGCAATGATGATAATGACATTAAGTTCAATGAGGAACTTGAGTCTACATTCAGAGAATACTTAAAGTCACTTGCATCCATTAATGATGATAACTTATTTGATAGTGATATAGATGAGGCATTTGAAAAACTTCGTGACTTCTATTTGCTAAGCAAAGAGGCTCAGGGAATGGTAAGAGGTATTAACCTGCTTCATGACCCTAAAGGATTTGTAGAGCATGTTAAGCGCAACAAAGTTTGGATGAAAGAGCTTTATGATAACCGTAGAGAATACTATGAGAATCTTAAAGAGCAAGAGTTCCAGAAGAAAGAAGGTAATGACTTACTTAATCACTTAGCTAGCCAAGGTCTTTACATTAGTCTAGATGACTTTGAAAGATGGAGAGAAATGAAGATACTACCAGATGAGATCTATGATGATGTTCATAAAGTAGTTATCCGTAAGTCTCACCCAATGTATGATGAGATCATCAGACCATTCTTGATGCTGAATAATCTTCAGACAGTTAAGAATGAAATGGAGATTGTTGAAGAGTCAGTAAGAGAAGATCTTGACAAGCTTGATGCTGAAATGCAAGCTAGAATAGATGTATTACCTAAGAATGAGAAGAGGGAAGACCAAGGGTCACTTGACTTTAAAGGCAAGGAGACAATCAAATCTAAAAATATCTCTGAGCAACTTGGAGACAAAGAGTATGTAGATGTAGTTGGTAAAGATGGCACACCACTTACTTTCTACAAAGACGGTGAGGTATTAAGATTCAATGATAAAGATGGTGAAGAAGTTACACCAGAATCATTAAAAGAACTTGGCACATCTGATTCTTTTGCAGAAGCAACTAAGTTTGTTATGGTTACTGAACCGGATCCAGATGCTGTTAAAGAAATCATGGATGAGTTTGCAGAAAAGAAAGCAGACATACTTCAATCAGCTGCTGAAAAAGGTGTAGAGAATCCAGGTGAGGTAAAAGAAAGGGTTATCTATACAACAGATATGGATATGGATGAGTTTCCACCAGATTTGTATAATAGAATAGTTCTTGCTTTTGAAGAATATGCTGATGAAAATGGTCTTACTGATTTATCAGGAGATGATTTTGATATGGCATTAGACTCATTCTTAAAAAGTAGTTTTGTTGCAGCTAGATTAGTTGATGATTATAATAAAGAACAGGAGCTTGGTAAAGCAATGGTTAGAGAACCAGAGGTACCGATGATCAAAGTTGGTGATAAAACAATGAAGATCAATGAGATACCTGAAGCTCAGTTAAGATCAATACTTAAAACATATCAGACTGAATTAGATTCTCTTGCTAAAGAAGAACAAACTCCTGATATAAAACAAAGATCCGCAAGACTTGCATATAGTATTAGAAAGATAAATGATTATCTATCTGGTAAAGTAAGAGAGGGATTCAGTGAAGCCCAAAGAAAAACTATTGATTTAATACAACCTATTATTGATTTCCAAAATGATATCACTAAAGGTAAAGGTGGTTATTTGATTAACAACCAGATAATGCAGAGAGTAACTCAAGTCATTAGAAAGTTTGAGACAGAAGAATATAAGTATCAAGCTGAAGGTGATGTTAAAGCTACTTTCAATACTACAATAGCTGAGCAAGGATTTAATGAGTCATCAATAAGTAACTTCATCACTGAATTGAGAAAGCAGAAGCTTCCTGGATTTAGTGACTTTACATACAATGAGTTACAGAATGAGCTCAATACTATGTTGAGTGAAGCTCCGTCTGCATCAAATGAAGACCTAATTAATAAGGTCATGAATACAATTGCTGAGAAGACTTATGAAGAATCTAGAATCTCAGGTAACTATATTGATGATCAAGTCCGTGACTTGTTTGCTGACAAAGAGCCTAAGTTTGATGATACTAAAATTACTAGAGAAGCATATGATGCTTTATTTAATGAAGACCCAGAGAGCCTTGGCTACCTCAGAAACATAAAAAGACTAGTAGATGAAGAAGGTCTTTATGTATTATCAAGAGTTGTACTCAATGATGGTACAGAAAGAGGTCTTGTTCTTTATGATGAAGAGGCAGGAGTAGCTGGTGAAGTTGACTTACTTGCTGTAGATAGACTTGGTAATGTGTACATCATTGATACTAAGACTGGTAAAGAAGTTAAATGGAGAGGATTCAATGTAGAAGGTAATCAATCTTCCAAAAAAGAAATCTATACATTACAACAAACAGCATATGCTAATCTTCTTTACAATCTTACTGATAAACAAGCTAAGGTCAGTCTATTACCGATTCAAATAGACTATGAGGCTAACACAGGTAGAATAACTAGAGCAGGTAAACCAACTGCTAAAGGTGCATTAGAGGATGGTAAATACAGAATACCACTTGAGATAACACCTGATATCCAGGAAAAAATTGACTCTGTTATTCCAAGAAAGATTAAAGCTGCGCCAGAAACTGAAGAGACAGGACCTGCTCAAAATGAAGACTTTACTGGAGGTAACATTCCGGCAGAAGATAGTGACATACAGGTACCACAAGAAGAACCAGTTATTGATCTGGACATTGATACATTAAGAAAACCTATTGCTGAGGCTACACAAGAAGTATTAGACCTATTCAAGTCTGACTTTGCACAGGCTATTGCTAAGAATAATATCTCTGTAGAAAGTGTAACGGCAGTACAGGAACTTATCAATGAAAGACAGAGGCAATTAGATAGTGGAGTAGCAGTAAAACTTACACCTGAGAATGTCAAAGTAGGTGACCAACTTGTCGCAATTAATCCTATATTTGTTAATAACAAGCTTGCTATAGCAGAGGGTGACATTGTATCCATTAAATCTATTGATAAGGTTGCTCAGTTTGCTGATGTAAATACTACAACAGTACCATCAGTCCCAGTCACATTTAACTTTGCAGAGTTAAATAAAATGTTTATATTAAAACAAGAGGTTATGAAAACAGAAGGTTCAGAAGATGAGGGAGCTCCATTGACAAAAGATGAAAAAGACTTTATGGAAGAATCATTTGAAAACATCAACAATCTACTTAAAAGTTCAGATAGAAAAGATGCTCTTAAGAAAGAAGCAGACAAACAACTTACTGATGCTGTAGATACTGAACTATTTGAAGACGTAACCTCTGACTGTTAAAACATTTTATTATGATCAATTGTGCCTTATCTAGTACAACAGTAGAAAAATTATATAAGAGTATATACAAACATATGTCTGATTCATTAAAGGAGGGAGCTGAACCGTTTTCTCCTGCAGACTATATGGCTTATGTATATGGTAATAAAGCTCAAGCTTCAACTCCTGAAACTGCTGCTAAATTAATTCAGCATGTACCACGTATGATTATTGATCTGTACAACACAGACTTTATTCAGAACCCAAGCTTTACAAAGTTAGATTTAAACTCTCTAGCTGAGCTAGGGCGTTCATACTTAGATGTTGACAACGGTATCAATAATGTAATCAATACATATAAGGAAACATCAAAAAAGTTTCTTAGAGCTTATGTAAATACATTAAAGGGTGAAGCAGGTAATACTGAAGAGATGGACCCAGAGGGTACTTTTTACTATCCTTCTGAGCGCTTTAGACCATATACGTCACTAAGTGGTACATCCCAAGAACTAATTGCAGCTGACCCTACTAGAGTAGATATGTTTATTGAAACTCTTGATGAGTCTAAAAGAACTATCTATAATACTCTGAATAAGATTCAGACTGAGACTGATGGTGTTGATTCTGCAGCAGATAGTTTAGTATACCAAGGTACAACTTTAAAGCTTAAAGCTGTTCAGCTTACATCTATTAATCAAGATGAGCTAGATAACTATACTAAAAATATCATCATCCGGTCAAAGTCAATTAAGAAGACTGCTAAAACTGCTGAGGGTGTAACACCTGCAGATGAGCAAGTACTATTAGTGATGACTGATGGAGATGGTAAGTTTGTCTACTTCTCAGAAAATGGAGATATAAGTACTAAAGCTGATGGAGGTAAACTTGTATATCAGTTTTTAAGAGATACAAGATTAGAGAATGGTAAGTACAGTGTATCCAATATCTATGGATATCAGTCTGTTCTTTCTCCTGCAGAAATTGCAATGTCATTGTATAAAACAAATGATCCAGCAGTAATTAATAGTATAGCACAAGAGCAACAAAATGAAATGGCTCTTCTATATAATATCAAAGAAAGAGTCCTAAACAATAAAGAAGAGATAACATTACCTATATCTGGTATAAGCCCAGGTGTTCTTGAGGGTCTAGTAGGAAAAACAATTCTTCTTTCTGACCTTTCTAAGAAGGCTGACATTGATAAGCAAGTATTTAAAAGCATCAAGACAGTACAGAAAGATAGAGCAGGATTCAAGAAAGGATATGCTACAATTACTATTAACGGTACTGAAGTTGTAATAGATAGACCAGATACTACTGATGATGTAGCAAAACAAGTATCTAAAGTATTAACAGATAGAAACTTACCATTCAAAGTAAGAACAGATTTCTATTATCAGTTCTTTAATAACAAGATTGACTATAGAGCAAGAAGACATAGCACTTCTACAAATATTCCTAATCAGGAGTTCTACTTTAATTATTCTAATGAGACTTTCCAACAAAATCAATCACGTAAGTTTCTAGATAATACAATTGATCTTTCTCAAGTAGTTGTAGAAGCACTTTCTGATGATCAGTTAGCATCATATGAAAAGAAGATCTATGATGTGTTAATGTCTGGTAAAGGCAGAAAGGATAAAATGTTTCCTTCAAAGATGACATTTAACAGTGATCTTTTAAAGAATGAACGTTACTTTGTGTATAATGCTGATACAAAGAGACTTACATTTGGAAATTATATTGATTATTTAAAAACTCTTCCTGCAACAATTAACCTTAGAGATGTAAACAAGGACTCTGTTAATAGTTATATCTTCTTTGCAGCACCGAATAAAACTAATACAATTATCCAACAGGCTAAAGACAAAGTATCTCAAGATAACAGAACTGAAACTAAGAAGCTTAAAGATCAGATTGTTGATTTAGTAAAAGAAGCAGGAGAATTAGATGCTACAGCAAAGTCACCTAAGTCAGGTTTCTATATGGGTAAGTTCTATGCTAACTACCAAGTAGATGTACCAGGTGCAGATGCAGAAGCAAAAGCATACTATCCTAACAAGACTCTTATTATTACTAAAGGTGATAAGAGTTACAAAGACACAAACTTCCCTACAGAAGGTGAAGCTGTTAGACTCAAGGTTAGAGATGAATTAGTTGCAGACGGTGTAACATATAAGGATGTAGTTGAAATCTTTAAAGTAAACAAAGATGGATCTACAGGAGATTATATTGGTGTTATTGCTGAGAAAGATGTAAGTGAATATAGTCAACCAGCAGTACCAGAAGAGGCTGAAGAACTAGAGATTGAAGTTCCAACTGATGAAGATAAGACACCTGTATCTCCTGTTATTGAAGATATTGAGCAAAATCAAAATCCAGTTACGCCAACAAACAAGAATACTAATACAGCTAATCTTTTAAATAAGAACTGGAAAGGTCTTGACCGTGCAGGTTACTTACCTAATGATGCTACAAAAGCTCAGGTAGAAGAAGCTAATAATTGGTGGAATAGTAAGTTCAATCCACTTAAAGGATTGATTGGTATTGATCACGCAGCTAACCTAGTTAACTCAGATGTATATGCGCGCTTTGTAGTATCAGGTCAGACATTGTTATCTGGTGATACACTTGGTAAGATTCAAATCAACAAAGGAACAATGGTTGATGTATACCATGAAGCATGGCATGCATTCTCTCAGCTTTATCTAACCAATGATCAGAAGACTAGCCTATACAATGAGGTAAGAAACTATACTGATAAGAAAGGTAATAAGCCTTATCTTAATAAATCATACCTAGAGATAGAAGAGATGCTAGCTGAAGACTTTAGATCTTTTGCTAAGAATCCAAAACAGGAAATGAAAGATACTCCTGTTAAGAAATCTATCTTTAGAAAGATACTTGACTTCCTTAAGGCTCTGTTTGGTAAAGTAGGTTCAGCACAAGTTGTTGTAGACAAAGCTTCAGTAGCTAATCAAGACTATCCTGCAACTGCTTCTGAGTTATTCAATAAGCTATACTTTGCTGGGTCAAGTAAAAAAGCAAGTAAAATATTTATGAATACATATTCACCTAGCATTGATAATGTTATGTGGGATATGTTAAACCGTGGTATTGAAAGAGTTGATGCTAGAGGAGAAGATGCTCTAAGTAGACAAGATTCAATACTAATCAATGAGTCAATTGATTCAGTTATCTCTGGACTTGTGGATTCTCTTAATGAGGGCTTTGGTAAAAAGTCTTCTACAATTAAATTGCTTACTGACCCTGAAAACCGTGCAGTAGCATATGAGTCAGTAAAAGAGATATTCCAAGATAAACTTAAGGAGTTCCAAGATGAATTAGGTAGTATTACCTTAACTCCTTTTAGTGCATTAGAAACCATAGGTGAATTAGAAAGCAATGCAGCAGCCATATTTAAAAGCAAAAAAGGAGACAACAAGTACGTGTTCCTTGCAAATCAAATTGACAATTTTGAAAATCTTAATCCAGATACTAAAGGAGGAGAAAGAATTAAAGGTCAATCCTACTATGGTATAGATATAGTAGCTGATTTCTATTCTCATAAAACTATTAAGTCTGAGGATAATGATCAAGCTGATATCATTATTGTTAAAGATCTTAGAGATGCACAAGTACAATTTGATAATTACAAGCGCGGTGGTGCAACTAGTATAACAGATCTTATTATAAAAGAAGGACCTCAGTACAAACCATTGACGTTTGAACAAGAAGAACTTCTTGATAAAATCAGACTTTTACAAGTTACATTAGATAACTGGGGTGATGATAAGAAAGGTGTAGTTAAATACCATAAGGAGAATAGCCGCTTTGACATTATCCGTGAGGATTATACAGAAGAGTCATATGAAGAAAAAGATGCAGACGGAGAACCAGTTGATGAAACTAGTGCTGAAGGATCATCTGATTCAATTGTAAAAACAGGTGAAGTAGGTAAGAAGTCATTAGAACAACTTGCTCAAAAAGAAGCTATCTATGTAATCAAGAGTCTATTCAAAAAAGAAAAAGGAGAAGTTGTACCTAACAAGCTAGGCTTTAATCAGTTAGCAGACTTCTCCAAGATATGGAAGATTATCACTAGAGAGATTGGTGGAGTTAAAGATATTAACCTGATGTATGAGAAGCTAGAGAAAGCAGCTCAAACATACTCACCAGAGTTACAGCAACTTGTTTACAGTAAACTTCCTAATCCACAAAGGATTGAGAGGAGTGCAGAGTTTGATGTACTTGCATCTATATGGCAGACATTCTCAAGACCGAGAGTGCCTTATATGCAGTTAACTGGATACCTGGATAAATCATATGATTATATGACAGGTAAACTTACAGTAGATAAAGTAAGTGTTGAGGTGACTGATGCATCAATTGATGCAAGTAATGTTATTAGGAAGTTTCAGGCGGAGTTCAAAGCTCAATCAGAAAGAGATAATCCATACATCACTAAAGTAGAAAATGTAACTACTCTAAATGATTTAAGCAAACTTGTATCTGACTTTGCAGATAAGAGAAGACCAAATGAATTAGATGTAAATAAATCATTTGAATTTGCCAGAGCTATTGGTTTTATCTTTGATGATCTTAAAGTTATAAAGGATAGACTTAAGGATAATGTAGACTACTATGGTTTACAGTATCTATACACTATTGTAAAAGACTTAGCTAATATCCAAGCTAAAGGAACTACAGCTAGTCAAGCAGCAATATCTGTTCTTGGTGACTTTGTAGTTAATCCACTTACTACTTTCCAAGCTAAAATACCTGGCACTATTCTTCCAGGTTTGAAAGTAAAAGAGGTATACCAAAAAAATATTGTAAAGAGATTAGCAGAACTTCAGATGAGATATGGTTTGGAGGGATCTAATTTTTCTGTGCTCAACCCGGAGAAGAATCTTGTTAATGAATTTATTGATGATTACTCTATCAGCCGTCAGGTTGATGCTATAAACAGAGTAAACAATATCAAAGAGCTTTACTCTAATCCTACAGCAGCAGAGAATCCGTTTAAATACATGTCTTATCTTAATCCTAAGATTAACTCATTTGTAAATAACAATAGATCTCAGATCCTCAATAGTATCTTCTCTACTGAAGGAAACGGTGATAAAATCAAGGGGCGCTCTTTAAAACTATTTATTGATGCTGGTACTCAGATTGCCAATGAAGATATTGGTACTACCACAACATCATTAGATATCTATAGTAAGTTCCTACAAGAGATGCACCTTATGTTAAAAGGTGGTATACAGGAATTCATCCGCCATGCATCTAAGAAATCATCATTTGGAGTAAAAGTAGATGGTGGTGTTGTATCTTATCCAGGTAAAGGAGAAGACAAAAATCTTTATGTAGACATGTCAATGTTTACACCCAACGGTGGTGGAGATATCTATGCTATCAATAACATACTAATTCCTTATCTAGGTGCTGAGTATGAACGTATAATGAAATTCAAAGATAATAAGGATGAGTTTCTGAAATATGGTGGATATAACAAAGTAGTTGCTAGAGGAGAGAATGGTGAAAAGATATATGCCGGTGAGGTACTAACATCATTTGATAATGTACTTTCTGAAGATACTAAAAAAGAATTACTTTCAGAAGAAGTAATGAATGCTATCAAAGAAAGCGGAGGTACACTTGAAGACTTCTTAAGAACTGATAGAACAGGTCTAAAACAAAAGGTAATTAATGATATGATTAATTACTTTGGTGAACAAACTGCAGATAACTTATCTTTCCTTGGTGTACAAGAGTATATTGATCAATCTCTATTTGATAAGCTTGGACCTAATGACCTTAATGAGGTTGAGCAAAAAGCTGCTATTGTAAAATCATATACGTACAACTCCTGGATACATAACTTTGAAACTATTAATCTATTCTATGGTGATATGGCTCAGTACAATCACCTTAAAGAAGAGATGCATAAGCGTAACACAGGTTCTACTTCAGGTGGACCTAAGTTCCTTACTGATGTAATGGCTCAAGACTTCATTAATAATATCTGGAATAAAGATAGAGTAGATGATGATGGTAATATAATTGAGAGAGTTACATATGCATCTAAGGTAGCCGCTGAAGAAAAGAATGATGACTACAACAAGTTTCACTATGATGGTACTTTTAATACTGCTGTAGTCAAAGATGTTGAGCGCCCGTCTGTTTATCTTAAGGATATAGAAGCTGGTCTTAGAGCAGAGTATAAACTAAATGGTAAATCTGAAGCTCAGATAAATGACCTACTAGAAAAAGAACTTAAGCCTTATAAAGAAATGAATGAGGCTGATGGTGCAGGTGTAATTGGTATTGATGCATACCGTACACTTAAGAAGCTAGAAAATGCATGGAGTAATAAACAAGAAGAGCTTTACAAGAAAATAATAAATAAAGTTCCTATAAAAGCATCTGATGTAGTTAACTACTTCCCGGTATATAAGTTACAGAACTTTGGACCATTAGCAAATACAGATTTGCCATTGACATCTTTCCATAAGTTTGCATTGATGCCGCTGATTCCTAGTGAGATTGCTGGTTCTCAATTAGAACATCTTCATAAAGAGATGATGAGAAACAACATTCAGTATCTAACATATGAATCAGGTTCTAAAGTTGGTAATGTTACATCTAATGGAAAAGCAGATGTAATCTTTGCAGATGATACACAGAAAGAACTTAAGAAAGAACTTACTCTTACACCGAATACAATTTACTTAGAGTATCTTAAGAGTGTAACTAATATCAATGCTAAATACAAAACAATAGTTACTTTCCCTACTCAGTTGCGTGGATTAATCCTTGATGGATTATTTGATAAAGGAGCAATTACTAAGCCTGAGTTTGATAAACTAGCAACTAAGTATGATGATGTTGTTGCTCAGTATACTAACTTACTTAAGTTAGAGATACTTGAAGAGATTGGATACGAGCAAAAGAATGGTAAATACATTGGTAATATCAAGAACTTCCTAGAGCTTATTCAAAAAGAACTAGGTAAAAGAGATATTCCAGATCACTTGTTAAGATCTATTGGTGTAGACTTTAATGGTAACATAAAGACTGACTTATCACTTCACCTAGAAGCAGATACTATTGAGCGTATGCTATTGTCTGTACTTACTAAAAGACTTATCAGACAAAAGGTAAAAGGAGAAGCATTAGTACAAGTACCAAGTACAATGTACAATGGTCTCTGGGATCAGACAGTACAGTTTGATAAAGCTTCAGAAAAAGATAAAAAGAAATATCTAGGTAGTAACAACCTTCCTTCATATCACCCAGGTAAAGATGGGACTAATGCAATGAAGATTGCTATTGCTCTTCAAGGTGACTTTGTTAACTTACTTAAGTTACAATATAAAGGAGAAGAGATTGGTAATATCAGTAGACTAAACGAAGCTATCAAAGATGATGAGTGGTTAGATACTGGTAACAACCGTAAAGCAATTACTCTTGCTGGTGCACGTATTCCAATTCAGAACTTAAACTCAATGGAGTTTGGTGAAGTATGGCATTTCTTAGATCCAGCAGCAGGAAATAAAGTTGTTGTACCTACAGAGATTGTAGCTAAGGCAGGATCTGACTTTGACGTTGATAAAATCTTCTGGATGATGCCTCACATTAATACACAAGGTGAGTATGCAACAGGAGCTATCAGCAATGAGGAGTTAAAACAAAAGATTGATGATCTTAAAAAGATCAAACCAAAACCTGGAATGAAAAAACCAAGTCCTAAAGCTCTAATTCAAAAACAGAAGAAGGCACTTGAGAATGAATTGATCCAGGCTACTAAAGATATATTGGCAACTCCAGGAAACTTTGCATCACTTGTACGTCCAAATGAAACTCACCTTGTAAAAGGTACAGCAGATGAATTTGAACCATATGTTATTGAGTATAACAGATACAAGAATATGCATGGTGAGGAACAGAGAATGGGTCCGGCTGATGATAGTGGCAAAAGAAAAAAAGCTATCAGCCCTACCCGTATTCTGGAAGTAGGTTACAACTTGCATAAGCATGATGTAAACATGGTAGGTAAAGATACCCTAGGTATTGAAGCTCTACAAAACAAGAAACACCCAATCTTTAAATCTATTGGTGCTAAGATGCCTAAGACTTACAAAGAATCATTCTTTGATGAGAACTCTGGTAAGTATGTAGATGGTGAGAGAGATTATGAAACAAGATTACTTCTACCGCATGCTGAGATAGACGGACATATTTCTTTGTCTAATAATGTTAATGTAGCAGGTACTAGAATTGCTGACGTATACTCTCATATCATGAATGGTCTTCTTGATGTTGAGAAAGATCCATGGGCATTCTTTATTCAAGCTAACCTAGAAACAATCAGCATCCTTAACTACTTACTAGAAGCAGGAGTACCTGAGAAGACAGCAATTGCATTTGTATCTCAGCCTACAATCCGTGAGTATGGAAGTAATCAAAAGCTACTTAAGAGTACATTCTCTACACTAGCTACTAAAGAAATCCCTCAAGCTACTTTTACTAAGTTCAAAGCCGCTAATAGAATTGAGAAAAGAATACCTTATCAAAGAAGAGCATTATATCTTAAACAGATAAATGAGAACGCATACAGCAGAGCAATAGCTAAGGTTGGTGATAATGATACAATCTCTGTAGTTCTAGATGGTGATAATGCACCACAAGTAACTCTAGTTAAAAACTTGAAGACTGCGATTCAAAAAGGCATAACTACACCAGCAAAAGTGGTTAGTATATACAGAGGAGCAGAAGTAAGTAAGAAAAACTTATTATATAAGAGATTTGGTTCACTTGTAACTAATGACACAGCATATGATGCTGCAGTTCTTGCTACATCCGAGCCTGGAATTCTTAATGACAAAGGTTACTTTGATGAAGAAACACTAATAGCTAGCATCAAGGATCCAAAGAATCCTAAGTACAAAGCTATTCAGGACGCAGCATTCTTACACTTCTTAGAAATAGAAAAACAGATTAAGGGTCTAGAGGCAGTAAAACGCCAGTCTAACCCAGATACTAAACTGTTAAAGACAATACAGCAAGTAAGAAAGAGAGAACAAGCATTCCTTGATTCAACAGAAACATCTAAAGTAGATCCTGAATTACCAGAAGCAATCAGAAACAAATCTATTCTTAGGTCATTCTATCAAGGAGACTTAGCTCTTGATCTTGTAGAACCTGTAATGCCATTAAGATTAAACAAAGAAGTATCAGACTTTATTACTAGTAAACTAGGTGGTAACAAAACTGAGATATCTAGAAAGTTTGGTCAGGGTATGGACGGTGAGGAAAGATTTACATCAGAGTTTAATAACGCTGTGATTAACTACATCTTCCAAAACTACATGTCTAACTTTGTTGACTCTAAAGGTAATATATCAGAATTACCTGACTATTACAGAGGCTCACAGATAGTAATTAAGCCCGGAGTTCAGAATGGAGTTGAGTATAAAGATGGAGTTATTTATGTAGATCGTGGTCAGCTTAACAGGGACTTTACTGACAAAAAATATTTAAAAACATCAGACTCTAATGATAGCTTTACTAAGAGAGGGTTGACCTCTTTCAAAGTATCTGATGACCCATTTAGATCTCAAGCTTCCTTTAATAGATATGTAGTTGAAAGAGAGTACCTAAGAAGTATATATACAGAAGGTGAAAGCTATACTCCAGCCTTTGAAAAGTTCTTAGCTCAACGTGCTCTATTAAACACTTTCAATAGAGATGCAATTGTAGGTACAGATGAATTCTCTTACACTAACTTGGTAATGAATACTATCCGAGAGTTCTCCCAACTTAAAGATAGATATCCAATCCTTGGGCAGATATCTGTATTACCATATAAAGGTAAAGAGAAGATAGTTCAGCTTAATGATAGAAATATTCTTAAGGGAGAACTAGGTGATGTTTATTTCCAGAACCTTAGAGAGTTAGCTGATGTTAATGTACGTAAGGTATCATCAGAAGCAGATAACAAAAGACTAAGTGATGTCTTCCGTATCTTCTCACTAATGATGATCCACCAACATGGTGTAGGTTATACTAAATATGGATTCAACAAAGCGCTTGATGATACAATGTATCTAGAAGTAATGCGTAGTGCTGCTGGTACATTCATGCAAAATAATCTAAACCCTGCTAGCTTATCTAAAGTGTACAATAATTTGATGAGTGACTCACAGTTCAAAAACTATGTTGTAGAACCAAAAGTATTTAACTCAAATCAAGTTACTGCATTCCCACTTGAAGAAACAATTTCTACAAGAACAGCAATAGATAATCTTGTTAATGAATTAGGAGAGAATGAGTTTAACCAAATGGTTAAAGATTTAAATCCGGATCTAACCATTATTGATGTGCCAGAAAATGTTGATCTTCAAAAACTATACTCTGATGACTATGATAATTATGTAGATGTCACATACCAAAGTTTAAATATTATACTAGATAGACTGGCTACGGCAGGTGTTAATGTTGATAAATTGAGTAACTTGTTCCATGATTTCTCAACGGATCAACCTGTGAATATCTCAGAGTTTAGTCTATGGGTTGATAACAATATAAAAGCTCCAGAAGTTGAGGAATCACCAGAAATATTAGAGAAGGATATGGGTGATAATCAACAACTTAGCCTCTTTGAAGAAGAGAAAGTAGAGGCTAAAGAAAACAAAACAGCTAAGATGTCTACAGTACAAGAACCAATAAGAGTATATTCTGATGGTTCAGATATCAAAGGAACAGGTAACATTGGATTTGGTGCAGTATATAAGTATCAAGATAAAGAGTTTGGTCTCTCAGGTACTCAAGAAGGTGAAGCAGTAAAAGATTTACAAGCTAAATTCCCTAACGCTAAGTTTAGTAATCCTACAATGGAGATGTTAGCACTAAGTACAGTACTTGAAACATTCCAAGATACCGGGGAGCATTTGTTTATCCATCAAGATTATAACGGAGCTGTTAACTACAATGGTCTATGGCAACATTCAGAAGGATCACTTCAACGTGCAGACAAACCATGGAAGTCAAAAGAACCTTATATTCAGTACTTGATTGATAAAGCAGTAGCAGCAATTGCTAAGATTGAAGCTAATGGTGGTTCAGTTAAGATTACTTGGGTTAAAGGTCACTCTGGTGAAGAGATGAATGATCTAGCAGATAAATATGCTAAGTCAAGAAAGAACTTCAATGAGTTCCTTAAGCCAATGAGTAACCAACTTACTCAACCTTTATCATTCAAAGGTAAGATGTCCTTCTCTTATGGTGATAACAAACGTCCTGGTGTTACTGCAGATAGCACAATTGCAGCAGTGGCTCTTGGAGAAAGAACTGCTACAACAAGATACTCAGATCAAAAAGGATTTGATTATTGGAAGAAAGCTAAGACAGGTGATATTATTGAGTGGGTATCTGATAACGGTGACTCTCTTAAAGTAAAAGTGACTAAGCCTCTACACAAATTAGTAGGTAGTGGTAAGACAGCTAGTCAATGGTCACAACTTGAAGGATGGTCAACTGATTACTTTAATAAAGTAGTAAGACCAAAACTTGATAAGGCATGGCAGATAGAGTTTGAATACATTCCTGATACATACAAGAATGCTATTAACACAGCTCAAGAATCCGGGTTTGATTTCTCAGCAATATCAGTAGGTAACTATAGTATGTTGGATGATTTTTATAATACCCTGACTGCTGAACAACAGCAAAAACTTGGTAACTTAGATGATGTGATTGAATCATATTTTGAAATGTATGCTGATACTATGTCAGAGGAACAGTATATTGAACACCTAAAAAATTGTAAGCTATAATGAAGTGTATTGTCAGAAGTCTTAAAGAGTTTAAGGCATTAGAAAATATATATGGGACAGACCTAGCTGAAAAGTTTGTACATGACTATTCAGTTGTTGTAAGAAAGGTTGGTCCTAATGATGAGTACTATTATCCTACTCCTAAAGAAGTTAAAGACTGGCTTACAAATGATAAGCAGAAGGTACGTCAAAATGTTATGAAGGCATTTGAGGTGAATCCTTTTCTTACTGATAGAGCTATTCAATCTCTACTATCTGGTGTAATACATCCTTTAAAGGGTAAGTACTATGTAACAAGAGGATTTACTAATTATGGTTCTATAGTAGAACAAAAGGCTGCTGAAGAGTTGATCTTCAAACCTAATGTTGCTATTGTAGAAGCTCTGGCAGATAAGTTTCCTAGTGTCATAAGTCTCTCAAGATCAGAGAGAAAAGCCTATACAGTTGAAGTAGTAATTAAACCTTTAGCTGATAGAATTAAAACTACAGAAGAACAAGATGAAGAAGAAGTTAATGATTTCAATGAAAACTTTGCTGCTGACCCTGAAACTCAGAAAAAGGAGAAGGCAAAGGAGATTGCAGTAAGATTAGGAGATAAGTTTGCAAAAGCATTTGGTGTACCTTATACTATGATAAGTGCAGCAGAAGCAACAAGAGTACTTGAGAATACAACAACTCCTTATGAAGGAGAAGCTGCGTTCTATTATAATGATACAGTATACTTTGTAGGTGATAAACTTTCTACAGAACTAGTACTTCATGAATATGCTCACCCACTTGTTAAGGGTATAGCAAAAATGAATCCCGGTCTATTTGATAAACTATATTATCAACTCAGAACTTCAGCTACCGGTGTTAAACTTATTGAAAATGTAGTAGTTAACTATCCTAATCTAGAGTTTGAGAGTGACCGTTTTAAAGAAGAGGTTATTGTAAATGCTCTTGAAAAAGCAGCAATGAATAAGGTAAATGAGCAAACAGAAACTGAAGAAGGTTTCAAACAGTTCATTCAGAATATATTGTTTGCTATAAAGAAACTAATCAAGGAACTGGTTGGTAAGGTAAACCTAGATAAACTTAGTGTTGATACTACTCTAGATGACTTAGCAAATATGATGGTCAATGAGGATTTTCAAATTGATAATGTTGTATTTAGTGAAACAGATTTTGCTGAGTTTAAGAAAGATATCTCAAGTATAGTTTCTCAATTCCAAAAGGTTGAGGACGGTAAGTTACAGAAAGCTATCAATAATGTATATGCAGAAAACATGTATGAACTTGATCAGCTTAGTAAATCTCCAAAGAGACTAAAAGATTTATTAGAAAGTAGAGAGGGTATCAAGTTTTTAAGATACATTGCTGAAGACTTAAGACCATACCAGACTGTATCCGATGATCCTACAAAAGTAAAACCTGAGAATGCAATTAGTGCAATGAAGGATCAGCAAGAAGAGTTCAGACTAAGAACTCTAGCTCTTGTAAATTCAATAGCACATATTGAAGTCTTTGTTGAAAATATTGACAAGGCACTAGGAAAAATAAGTGGTGACCCGCGTAAGATTAAAACAGAAGAGATTACAAAGGTAATGTACTTCAAAGATTTCTTGATCAGACAGAAGAAACTTGTAGAGGATGTACGTGTAGCAGTAGGTCTAAATAAAGAAACTGATTTTGTAAAGACTCTTAATGGTATCAATACTAGTGTAAATGATGCAATTAGAAAGATCAATGATATAGAACAAGAATTTGCCGGACAATACTTTGAGAAGAAGGGTGCCTCTATGGGTAAAGAGATTGATGAAAAGTTTAAAGCTGATATCACAAAAGCACTAAAAGCAGATAACATATCTACTGATGCAATCAATGACTTTATTGATAGTGTAGTCAATGCACCGTTGATGCGGGAGTTTAATCTTGATAACGCAGGATTGTCTCTTGATATAAAACGTAAGCCTTACATTGCTAAATTAGTTCAGCAGTATAATGATAAACGTCTTACAAGAGAGCAGTATGATGCATTCTTGAAAGGTGAACGCGGAGACATTGGTTATATAGCAGCTAATCTTATTCCTATTAAGAACATTGATGACCCTGTTATAGGAACATTTGCAAGAGATATCTCAATTGAGTTGTCTAATACTGAGTTAGAACTACTCAGAGAAAGAGATCAGATAGCAAGTAAACTTGACCCACTATTAAGACAAGCAGGATACAATGAGAATAATGTTGCCGCACTTGGTAAACAACTATTATTACTTGATAAAGATGGTTATACAGACAGTAAAACCGGTGAGTGGGTAGAGTATGAAAGGTTTACATATCATGACAAGTTTAAAAACTGGCGTTATGATTATGGTAAGCTGAAGAATGAGTATGAGAATGCCAAGGATAAAAAGGATAAGACTCTAGTAAAAGAAGCTTACAAGAACCTTATTGACTTTGAGAAGAAGTACATGCACCGTCCAATGGTAGATGAATACTATGAGAAGTTTAATATCTGGACACAAGATAACAAGCTTATCAATCCATTTACCAAATCAGAAGTTGTTGTAAATGCAGATACGTCTTTCCAAGCTTACCTAGAAAGAGCAGCTGCTATAGAAAAGATGAATACTCTTCAGAATATTAAGTATGAAGATAGAGATGATATGCTTGAAGCTACGGCTGCTGATGAAGCTAAGATGGAGTATGAAAGTCTTTATGATGTATACTATCCTGATGGTACTCAGAAAACTGGTGAAGCTTTAGAGAAAGCTCTTGTAATGAAACATTACAGATCTGTATCTAGAAAGTTCATGACAGGAGAACCGGATGTAGATAGTTTACAAAGAGAACTTGATAACTACGTTGATAAGCTAGCAGCCAAAGGTATTACTATGGAAGAGAAGCCTGATGTCTTCAATGAGGAGCTAGAAAGATTCTTCCGTAAGAATATGCGTGTAGCATACTCTGATAAGTATGTTGAAACTAGAAGAGATATAATTGCTCAGATAAGACAGATTACTGATAAGCCCGGATTAAAATCTGAGATTGCTAAACGTAGAGCTGAACTTATTGAAGAGCGCTATGACATTATTGGTAAGACTACAGATAAGAACCGTCAGGTAAATGGTATCCAGCTTACTGAAGAGCAGAGAAAACGTGTAAAAGAAATAGAGGTAGAGCTTGTAAATCTTGAAGCACAGTTTGATAAGAAGTCTGGTCTATCACTTGAGGATGCAGAAAAGCTTAAAACTTACCAAGATAGAATCAATAATGGTCCTGCACTTAGTGAATCAGAAAGACAAGAGTATGATGACCTTATCAACATTAAGAATGATATGGGTCTTGGTCCACTTGAGCTTGAGAAACTAAGAGTATTATTCAGAGACTTATCAGAGCTTAGTTACAAAGAACCTACTGATTACTATATAGCAGCAATTAATTATGCTTTAAGAGGTACTGGTATTGATGATGTTACTATTGATAATGCAGATGAGTTTATTAACTCACCTAAAATACTAGAAGCAAGAACTAAGAGTGAAGCATTTGACCAGTGGTTTATACAGAATCATTATACTAAAGAAGTTTGGGATCCTGCAATAAAGCAAAAAGCTATTAAAGTATTTAGAACTTCTGCATGGACTGTAGCTAAACCAATCGGTCTTGAGAATTACAAGACTACAAAACTTGTACATCCAATAACAGGGAAAGAAATTATTAGATATGCTGTTCCAGGTGGTAAATACAACAAAGTAGTTCCTAAACCTGAATATGTTACACCAAAGATTGTTGGAGTTACTGTAGATAACAGAAACAATTACTTGCCTAAAGAGTATACTCCCGGTAAAAAGGATTCTGCATATGATAATAAGTACATGAATCAAGAGTACTATGATCTTAAGAAGCTTAATTCACCAACATATAAGTTACTTGAAGAGCTTAAGAAAGAGTATCTACGAGTTCAGGATGACAAAGGCTTTGGTAGTAAGTTATACTATGACTATGCTAACTTCTTTCATAGAAGTAATCTAGAGATGGTACAGTCTGGTAAAGCCAGGGAGAATGTAGAAGATAAATTAAGCTCAGCAAAAACACTAGGTCAAAGATTCTTTGGTAAAGAAAAGACTGCAGATGCTGCTGAATGGATGTTTAACTACAATGCTGAGGCTACTGCTATTGGTACTGACTTACTAGGTAATCCACTTACTAGAATTCCTGTACGTGGTCTATATAGATTAAAGAAACAAGATGTATCAATGGACTTCCTGAGAAGTTTCTATGATTACATGGAGTCACTTACTGTACAGAAGAAGCTTTCTGAAATTGAGCCTATAGCAAAACTAATAAGTGATGTGCTTAACAATTCTGAGAATGCCATAAAAGACATGAACAGAATCAGTAAGCAAATTAAGAAGTCAACAGGCATGCTCTCTTTTATACCTACAGGAGATAACAAAAGAGCAAAAGCATTTGATGAATTCCTTGAGAGAACTTTCTACGGTAAAGTCAATGCTGAGTTTAATGAAAAAAATGTAAGAGTTACTAAGCTAGCTAACGCACTTATGGGAAATACAAGTAGATCCTTTATTGCATTAGATATGGTCTCTGCTGCTAAGAACCGTTACGGTATGTTGTTCCAGTCTATGATTGAAGCAGCCGGAGCAGAGTATATAACAGCTAAGTCACTTGCTCTAGGTAAGTATAGAGCATATACAGCTACTATTCAGCTGATGACAAAAGGTATATATACACATGGACCTAAGTCTCTTGATATACAAATGATGGAGTACTTTGACCCTATCACAGGTAAGACTAAAAAAGACTTCAGTAAATCAGCTTCTAGAAGTTTCCTTAAAGACATGTTAGATATGACATGGATGTATGATGCTAGAAAGCTTGCTGAAGTTGAAGCTGGTCTTGAAGTATTCTGGGGAATGATGTATAACAAATACATTGACCAAACAGATTCAGCAGGGAATATACAGAAGATTAGATACTCAGATGCATTTGAGCTTGATGATAAAGGTATGATTAAACTTAAAGATGGTATTGATCCTGAGTATGGAGTACAATCAATAAACCATGTATATCAAGTAGGTGACTCACTTGAGTCAGTAGCAAAGAAATACAATCTTACTGTAGAGGACTTGATGAAAAAGAATGACATTGAAGATCCGGCAGATGTAAAAGAAGGAGATGAGCTTATCATCTCTGAGAATGCACTCTTCAATGACTTCAAACTTAAGGTACAGGGAGTAGGTAAAAGACTTAATGGTCTAATAGACCAATTAGATACACCACTGGCAAGTAAGTATCTTGGATTTAGACTCTTTACTTTCTACCGTCTATTCTCATTACCAATGTTTGTACATAGATTCCAATTTGATACCTCTAAAGAAAACTTTGGAGGAGAGGTCTATGACTTTAACATGAACACCCTTACAAAAGGTTACTACATATCCGGTCTTCAATTAATGTGGAGAACAGTAAAAACCATGGGTAAATATTATCCAATGGCATCTGATAAAGAAAAAGCTGCATTTAGAAGAATGTTAGCTGAAGGTATTTACCTTGCTATGATGGGACTAGCTGTTGGATTTATCTTTGGATATGATGATGATGATGAAGACCGTTTCAACAAACTCAGAAAAAGAGAAAAAGATTGGGGAGCAATGGGTTATTTTTCTAATCACTTACTTTACCAACTTATGGCAGTAAAATCAGAGAATGAGCTCTTAGTTCCTATAGTAGGATTTGATGACTTCATGAACTTCATTAATCCAGCTTCCCTAGCTTCAGGACCAATAATAGGTAACACATTAAAGATAATGGCAGACCTATTCCACATGGCTACAGGAGATGACTCAGCAATCTATAAACAAGATGTTGGTCCATACTTCTGGCAGGAAGAAGGAGACTATAAACTATGGAACCACATAGGGGGTATCTTTGGTGTCAGAGGTAAGAACTATGACCCAATACATGCAATCAAGTCTAGAGAGACATTCCAAAACCTTAACTAAAAAAAAATGGGGAGCTTATTGCTCCCCTTTCTTTTTGCCTTCTGCCACAAAAAACTTTTCTAGATTTGGCTTGAAGTAACCTGGTCCCTTGAGAATCTTTCCATCTTCTCTTAATACCGGCTTAC